TGCATCCAGGGTTGTAATACACGGCGATACGAACTCACAAAACGAGGAGCCAGTTAGTCTCGAATTGGAAGCCCCGTCTGCATCGAAATCAATCCTCCCTATTATCGTACCGCTGTTTCTCATCATCTTTAGATCCTTTAACAATCTGGTACAACCATTCGGTGATGGAGATATCACATCTCTTATCAATTTCCTCGGTCAGCCGATTGTCGCACTACTCATAGGGGCATGTACCGCATCAATGTTCAATCGTAGGCCCATTGAGGGACAGGTTGTTGATGTAATCAATCTGAAAAGTATAAGCACTAGCGACTACGCCGTAGGACTAGCCGATGGTAGCTGGTTGGCTATCAATAAGGGAGTGAGCAAGCTGGTTGTAAAAGGTGCTTGCTATAGGTTCTCAACAGGCTCTATGTCCAATGTGTATAACCTGGTTGAGGTCATTGAATGCGAGGAGAGTCAGAATGAGTAATGCGTATAAGGCATGGTGTGTTGGTGTTTTCGTTGGAGTTATCACCGCAGGAGTGCTCCTGGGAGATATCAAGGCAGCTCTCTTTGTAACAGGTCAGTGGGCACTTGCTATACTTGCTGTCGAGATCATCTGGAGGATCACATGAATAGAGACACTGTTAAAGTAGTGGACTTGCGCGGTAACACACACTATATCTTCAAGGTTCACATCGTGGAGGTCATGGTTATAGGTGATAACTATGAGATCACCACGGTTAATGATAGCCGACCCCTTGGCGTTGAAGATGAGCTCAGTAAAAAGAGCCTGGATAGGCTGTTAGGAGTGGGAATGAGATGAAGACTTTGGTAGTAGCTAGGGATCAAAAGCAGTATGAGGAGTTTCTTGAACGGGGTGAGGTCGAGAATCCCAGGCGCGTGAGGGGACTTGACGATGCGCTTGGCTATGACTGGGATCAGGTTGAGATTAGAATCCTTGATGAGAGGCACCCCGTCTTGGGCAATCACTTCTTCTAGGCGATGATGCAACACTGCCAGCAGAGAGATGCCGGTGAATCTTAGCCTGATCTGGATAGGGCTAGGGGTTCTGGCACTCATACAACTAGGCTATCTACTCAACAAGGAGGGGCGTTAGTGGATTGGGTACTGGTACTGAAGTGTGGTGCTCTATGGTTGATAGCTGCCCTGGTAGCTGCACCATTCTTTGGCAAGATTCTGAGCGATAGAGGACGGCTCTACCCTCCGGTGGATGATGATCGTTGAGCCGTATCACCGTCAGGTTTGTCGCCTTCGGCGGATTTTCTTATGAAAGGAGATACTATGAATAGCTGGATCACACTTAGGAAAAGTCTCACTCGAATGGTAGATGCCTGGAGCTTCGGTAATGAGGCACAGGATGCTGTGTCTCTCGCTATGGTTCGTGCTGTTGAGGCCATGCACGATGGCAAGCACGGCAGAGATGTGGCACGCGCCATTCGCGATGCCTTCCGGGAGTTTGGTCGCATCGGCTGGAACGAGAGTCAGTATGAGGACATCACCGTGCTTGAGGGGATCGAGGCAGCACTCGATCACTACCGTGATGGTGGTGTGTATCTCGAAGAGCTAGCCATCAACGCTATGATGGATGCGATTGATGAGGATGATAACGAGAGGGCGCAGGAGATCCAGCGTGCTCTATGGGAGTGGGAAGTAACTCTTGATGAGTTCCACCCCGAGGCGATGACTGTCTTTGAGATCAATCCAGACACCGCTGTTGAACAGTCCATAGAGAGTGCCTATCCCAACCTTGCCCAGCGTGAGCAAGCACTGAAAGCTAGCGCCGGGGGAGCAGGGTATCTCTCCTTCGATAAGCCGGTGGCAGAGGGTGAGTACGATGAGTACACCCCTATCTACAAGACACCCGACCTTGACTACGATCTAGCATACAAGGCAGCGTGCAAGATGAACTCGGGTGTCTTTGCCTACGTCGCCAAGAATCTCGACAAGTGGGCAGTTGCCGTCGCCCATTTAAAGAAAGCCGGTGAGGGTTTAATGGATGTAGAGCTGGCCTGTATGACAAGCCATCTCAAAGAGTGGAATCCAAACCCCAAGATGATAGAGGCACTGTGCTTCCAGGCGTTTGACTTTAACCTGCTTGATGAGGACGTGGCCTACTACCTGGAGGATAGGGACACAGAAGAGATCCCGGCGATAGAGTTTGAGGGCACGCAAGAGGACACTGATACTCTGGCTAACATGATCTGTCTGCCACCAGAGCACCCCAAATGGAATCCCAAGAACGATCAGGATTTCATCAAGGGTGGTAGGTTCCTGGAAAGCAGGGAGCCGCTTGGTCAGTGCACCACGGCTGGATGGGAGGCGTATCGCAAGAGCGATACCAAGTCCAAGTCCAAGCGTAATCGCCTTGGTCGCTTGAGGGTCAGGACCATAGGTCCCGCTGGGATTAGCAATGACAACGGCAGGTTCTTCAGTTGGGAGTACCTTGGTAAACTGGGCGCTCAAATGCCCAAGGCAATCCTTGCGGAGCCAAGGGTGCGTGAGCAGGTGCAAGAGGCATTCGATACGAGAGGAGTAGCACAATAATGGATCTGTTAGAGCTGGTTACAAAAGAAGTGGAAGAGGCACCCATTAGCGAGATACTGGAGGGTATTGACTCAGGTAAAATTACCAAAGAGGAAATCGCACCAGTATTCGATGCCCTGTTGGGTATGTCGGCAATAAGTATGGATATAGTCGCTATTGAAGATAAGATTAATACTGAGCGCTACCGCACAGTAAGAATAGAAACTAGCACGTTTAGAATGATACTGTCGGCAGCGATAGATATCGTGCTGAGTGATGGCAAGGCCCCCGCAAGTGTAAGAGCAGACGGATTAATGGGTCTGCTTGGGATGATGGCCTGCATCGGCTACGACATGGGTGAGCGTGATGCTGGACTGAGAAGATTACTGGGAGATGACACGAAATGACAAAATATGACAAGAATGGTGACATGATAGTGGTGACTGAGCACAAGACATTCAATAAGCAAACCAGTATCATCACATACGGTAACATCTCTGCACCCACTATGTATGGGCGTCATGTCAGAGCGTACATCGACATCACCCCCAACATGGGGATCATCGCAGTGGAGCCAGGACAACACCGAGAGTGGGATCTTGGATGGTGGGATGGACTGCCCTATCAGAACGACATCCCCATAGAGGTGAGTGCCAAGGTAAAGAAGCTAGCACACTACCGACCAGTGTGGCTATATCAATTCCATCACCATAGCATCCGAGGAGATAGGCACACCAAGGTAATCCACGGCTACCTGATTACTAGCGAGGAGGGCAAGGAGCTCCATCGCCATTACGCCAACCGCTCACTCAAGAGTGAGTCGGTAGTGGATGTGTGTTCAGAGATTATCATCAAGGAGAGAGAGGGATGAAGTATATCGTAGTCATCCAGACACAGGACGGGAGTTACAAAGTGTTTAAGAGCGTGGGAGTAGGCGCAGAACCAGGGCTCACATCCTTTGGCTCTCCAAGAATAACCCTCATCAACTCAAAGGAGTCTGCGAAGAGAATAGCCGATTTCTATAAAGAGCAGGGAAGAGAGGCTCTTGTTGCCAGTATCAATGACGAGGGAGGTAAGGTATTGAAGGAAGAGTCGGTGGCTGCACCACCGACAAAGGGTATTCTCGAGAGAATTGTTTCCCGCTTGAGATAGCTTTCTATCTTTGTCGCCTCCGGCGGGGGTTTTTGTGAAAGATAAAATATTCGGTTCCATATCACACATATCCAGGAGGATATAAAATGTCTGGTTTTGAACAAATGATTATTGTTGGTAACCTAGGTCGTGATCCCGAGATGCGGTACACCCAGGACGGTACGCCAGTGACTAACCTGTCGGTGGCTGTCAATAACAAGTGGAAGACCCAGGACGGCGAGACCAGGGAGTCAGTCAAGTGGTTCCGTGTCTCAGTGTGGGGTCCCCAGGGAGAGGCTGCTAATCAGTACCTGTCGAAGGGTCGTCAGGTGCAGGTCGTCGGCACGCTTGTCCACGATCCCGAGAATGGTGGTCCCAAGGTCTACAAGAAGAGCGATGGCACCTACGGCGCGTCGTTTGAGCTTCGTGCTCGGAACGTTCTGTTCTTGGGTGGTCGTCAAGACGGCGATGCCCCAGCTCAGGACGATGACGGTGATTCGATCCCATTCTAATCTTCTGAGTCGATGACATCAGCACCATACTCGACGGCAGCTATGAGTTTAGTGCCGTCGGGTTTGGTGGCTTCAACCCTGGAGAAGTCAGGTGATACACCAAGCATGGGGAGTAGTGACTTCTGCTCTATCTTACCAGAAGCTCTGCCAGCAGAGATTGCTCTCTCCATGCCCCTGGTCCAAGCCTGAACACCGTTCATCACGCCCTCCTTGGCAATCATCACGACCACCTTGGCGGCGTCAACTCTGTCACGGGGATGAGGAGTAACCTGGCGTTCGTTATCACCAGAGCCCATAGTGTAGGGCAGGCCCTGTGCTAGCTCTGCCATGTGCTCAATGATGGGGGCCAGACTATCTCGAGCGAGACGCTGTAGCTCTGTTGAGACAAGGAACTGCTCGGCGTCAAAGGACATCTGCTCACCCGACTGCCCATACATCGCCGTCTCTCTCGCCTCACTATCAATGAGGTGCATCTCATCAGCATGACTCTTGAGATAGCGGTAGTATGTGGTCCTATCGGGAGTGTCGGGTAGCTCGAAGGCTTGATTGATGCGTAGACCATTGCCATATCTGGCAGTCAGCGCCACCAAGAAGCCATCTTTCAGCTTGGCAGGGATGGGTCCAGTTTTTTCCAGTGTGGTAGGGGTATCAGAAGTATCCATAATGTAGTTATAATCTATTTGCACGCAGATGTCAAGGAGGTAGCATGACCACAGATAGGTTCAAACTTGCGCGGAGGATAGGCGAGTTCGGTGATGAGGTAGCAGATGAGTATGAAGATGTGGCACGGGTGATGGGCTTGCTTGCTGCCAGTACCGCACTTGAGCTAGAGAGTGTTATGGTTGATATCCTGACTCCGCTAGCAGAGATGCTTGTCGCAGGGATAACGGCTGCGAAAGAGGAATCTGATGGATGAGAGAGAGCGGTTAGCTGAGAGACTTGCAGACTTGGGTGAGGAGCTCAGGCCAGAGTACCCAGATGTTGCTAATGTGGTGTGCGTCCTAGCGGCAAGCGTGATGCTAGGCACAGAGTCCATCATGATGGCGTTTGTGTACGAGTATGGGAAAGAGATGTATGATGGTGCCTCAAGGAAACTTGCCGTTATAGAGGCAGAGAGGATTCTACATGGACATCAAAGCACAGATACAGAAGAAGATTGATTACTTCTGGCAGGAGTGGGACGACAGCGAAGAGCACCTGGCACCCCAAACCATTACAGAAATAACACAGCTACTAGAGGGGTGTGCTATCCTGAAGACCCACAAGTATAGAGTACAGTTCTGGCTTGAGGACACGAACACTGTCATGGTGGTGGATGCCATTAGTTGTGAACACGCCATGGAGGTACCCTATGAGATGTATGAGGGTAGATGGGTGGATGTGATGGAGGCCAGGGAGGTGGAGAGTGACTAGACCAATCAAGATAGGCGACATTGTATTTGTGATATGGACTGACAGTAGCCGTATCTATGGAAAGGTATTACACACGCCATCAGACACTGGAGATATGTGGTACATTGAGGCCATGGACTACGTTAATGTTGAGCAAGGCGAGTGGGCCATTGAGGGTAGCATTGTAGCAGTAAACCCAGGCTCTGCTGATCTGGAGATGATAGTTAAGCCAAAGGTGGAAGATGACAACGATATATAAAGTGGTACATCGCACCTTCAACGGCAAGCTAGTCTCGGCTCAAGCCGGAGCTACCGTACATACAAAGGATCTTGAGGTAGAGTATGTACCGGGGGAGATGGTTGTACCCAAGGTCGGAAAGCTCTTTGCATTCGAGCATCGTTGGTGTGCAGCAGAGTTTATCAATGATATAGTCAGACCAACACAGGTGTGGGAAGCCGAAACAACCCAATGTCAACGCACTGATAGGGAGACACGAATCCCCTCACTGGTCACGTCGATGAGAAATATCATGTATTTCTGGGAAGCGGGAGAGAATGAGGGGATGACATGGCCTGTACCTGCGGGAACTGTGCTGTGTGATGACATCACGCTTGTAAGGAGAGTGTTTCCATGAGTGAAGAGAAATTGCCGGAGACCATCGCCGTGAAAACTGAGCTCACGCTAGAGGAGTATCTGGCTCTTGTCGCCTCCGGCGGGGACGTGGATGAACTGATGATCTTCTCGAAAGATTATTCTCTGCTGGCAGTTATGGACCAGCAACATTTACAGTAAGGAGGAATGATGGACGAGTACAATGTGAAGTTAATGCTTACAACAGAGATTCTAGGAACTGTTCCCGATAAGGACATCTACAAAGCCCACATTGGGAACGATCTCCCAGAGGAGCAGCTAGAAGGAGAGCTCGAGACAGTACCAGAGAATCTAGACAAGGGGTGGACTGGCTTTCATATGGTTGATGGCACACCATTCCTATATGACTATGTTATCAAGGGTTTCTTCAAAGACGCCTGTGGCATGCTACGACGTTGTGCTGGCACAAAGTCATCGAAGCTCACGGCTTACAAGAAGGTGGTTGATGGTGTGGTATTCATAGCACCACGCAAGATCTTACTGAATCTCAACGGCTCTGAGATGGGTACCAATGAGCGTCCCATTAGGATCGACACGCCACGGGGTCCCCGAGTGGCACTGGCGCACTCACACACTTGTCCTCCAGGTACGACGCTGGAGTTTAAGGTGAGTATCCTGGGTGTGGTGGATGAATCTCTGCTAACAGAGTGGCTGTACTATGGCGAGTTGCGTGGTCTGGGTCAGTGGCGGAATGGTGGATGGGGAAGCTTCACGTACACTCTAGAGGAACTAAGCTAGGGCCTAGCCCCACGAGGTGCCGCAGGGTGACGCACGGCAGTGGTATTGCATAGCTCCACCAAGCTATGTAGAGCGATGGCATAGCTGCGCTTAGTGGCGTGAAGCGATGGTAAGGCAAAGTGCCGCGCAGCAATGGCGGGGTGTTGCACCACGGAGTCCAGCAATGGCGAGGTGCCGTCGCGTGGTGCTAAGTGTAGCAATGGCAGTGCACAATCAGGCGTGGCACGGCACAGCAATGGCCTGGTAGTGTGGAGTGGAGCAGTGCGATGGTGGCGCGGCACGGTGTGTGGCAGGGCTGCGTATAGCAAGGGCCTAGCGCCATAATACTCGGTGAGGCGTGGCAACGGCTTGGCATAGTAACACTGAGTAAAGCGAGGCGACGGCGTTGCTCATCCGGGTGGGGCGCAGTTATGCAAGGGCGTGATTCATCCGTGTGAAGTAGTGCAAAGGCACTGCCGAGCGCAGTACCGCAGAGCATAGCAAGGGCGAAGCCAAGTCAAGTAAAGCCAAGCAAGGGCAATACTGAGTGCAGCTGGGTCACGCAGTGGATGGGCGCGGCGGTTCGGTGTGAAGTCGAGCGATGGCAAAGCTGAGAACCGTGACACATTGCAACGGTGATGTGAAGTACGGCAAAGTTCAGCACGGCTTGACACACTGTACATAGTGTGATAAGATAGTCGCGTAGAGGACCACTTTGCAAGTGGGCTAAGAGATAAGGTAACTGGTCGATCTCTTAGCCCAGGAATCTTTAATAATTGAATAGGTAGTACACAGGGTGGCCTGACATCCTTGAGGATAAGCAACGTAAGTTGCCCAAAGACGGAAAGCCAACATACCGTCACCACGAAAGTGGTCCACTCAGGCAAGCTGAGGTGCTTGGCTTCTCCTCCGGGGAGAAGCTAACTCTGAAGCAGATGGGACAGGGCTCCCGAGGGTAACACTGTAAGGGGCTTTTCTCTCCGGCAGGAGAGATTACCTAGCAAACTGCGAAGAGGTACACCAAAGGGTAGTTATTTAGTCCAAGCCGTAGCGGGTGAGGGCGGGTAGCAGTTCAAGTGGATCTTGGCCCAGGCCAGGGATCGCGAAGGACGGTGCGGTAGGGGTAGCTCCCCCGAAACACAAGTGGCGTGTGGCATATCGTGGCTGGAGACAGTCACGCCACCACTGGGGTCAGCACGTCGCTGTTGGTTGCATCGCTTGAGCAATCAAGCATACGAATATGGATCGTACTGTAAAATGCAAAGACTGACTCCAGGGCAGGTAGAAAAATAACCTAAGCCCAGACGCATTGCGAATCTGGGTCCCCTGATACCCGCAAGGTTGATGGGGGTTCATGCCGAGGCAATCATCTTTCCCAGGCCAGGGCAAGAGTGCGCTAGAGTGTGGAGTAAACCTGCTGCATGGGTCGAACGCCAGACCCGTAAACTAAAAGGCGGTTGTGCCGGGGTGGTGGTCGTAAGACTACCGGATAAGCCCTTAACCGAAGACTCGCAATCAACGGGTACGGGGGCAAAAGCTCTAGGCAGATCCAAAGGAAGTCTAACTAAGGATCAAACAAGACTCTGCATTTGCAGGGTCTTTTGTTTTTATAGGAGGTTTATCATGACAGACATCGACGCTCTCTTTACTGGCCTTGTTGGAACGCTACTCATCGGTGCAGTAATTGGGGTGATCTATGGCACAGTCCAACTAATCAGACAACACCGGGGTTCAATAAAACCCGCCGCAGATTCATGGTGTGCTGCGTGGCAGGTTATGGCTGTCCTGGTGTGGTTTGTAATCATATCTTTTCTTGTCGCCAAGGGACTGATAATCTTTGGGCGATGGATGGAGGGGGTATCATGAAGTGTAGAATGTGTGGATGCAAGATGAAACCATACGCAACCGACGAAGAGAACGGCATCATCTATCGTTGGTACTGCTGTGATATGTGTGGTCATATTGATCGTAAGATCTATGCTTGACACACTGTACAAAGTGTGATATTATTTCTATGTGCTCGGGGATCTCTAGTAACGTCCCGTAGTACCTCCTTTCTGAAGGGGGCAGGGGACTGGGCATCTCCTGCCCCTTTGCGGAGGAAGAATGAACCTGCTTCAGATCTACATCTTGGGGTACCCCATAGCAGTGTGCCTTTGGATGTACCTCTTGGCCCCTATCCATGACAGCAACACCACGAAAGTTATCACAGCACTAATAGTATCGACGGGGATAGCCCTGTTGTGGCCCCTTACCTTACTGGCCCTTATCGGAGCATCCCCATACTTGATAGGAAGGTTACGCAGATGATCGACAAGGTGAGGCTGGAAAAGATAAACTGGATGTACGGATGGGAGGCAGGATAGATGAAAATTGACAAAAGTGTGGCAGACGATCTGATAATGGTGACCAAGGCGAGGCATGAAGAACTCGACGCCCTCCGCGCCGAACGTGACGCGCTGCAATCAGAGAATGAAAAGCTAAACCGTGCCTATGACCACCTGGACACACAACTATCAGCATTCCATAAAGATTTTGAGGGTTGGCGAATAATGACAACAGGTGCATTAAAAGATTTACGCGCCGAACGTGACGCGGCAGTCGTTGAGCAGGACGCACTGCGGGGAGCGCTGCAAGAACTGTATATTGCAGCAAACCCCGAAACAAACCTCAGTGACATCCCGCTGTTTGATGCGCTTGGCGTGGCAAAATCCGCGCTCGACGCCAGCGACGAAGGAAGGTAGAGATGGATACCCTTGTTTACCAATGTTTAGAGTGTGATGCAGCAGACGCTATTGGATACGCCGAAAGTGCCGATGGTGGATTGCTTTATTGTGTCTGCCTCAGTTGCGGTGAATTGATGTTGGTTGGCGATTTTGAGCTAGACACGCCGCTACATCCAGCCAATGATAACTCAGTTATTTTCTACGAAGAAGAAACGAACACCCTCCGCGCCGAACGCGATGCGCTGCGGGAGGCGTGTGAGGCGGCAAAAACCACATTGATCGAATTGATAGAGCGCGGCGTTGTACCAGAGTCGGCTCTAAAAGTGGTGGTCCTTACCATCGCGGAAATAAATAGCGCCGCGCTCAACGCCAGCGACGATGACGGCGGGGCGGGGGAGGATGGAGAATATGAGTGAGTTAGCTAGTTGTCCATTTTGTGGAGGAAAAGCAGAGATTCGTCATCTAGAAAAGTGGTGGTGGATTGAGTGTGTAGACTGTCTCGCTCGTACGTCTGAGTGTTTTGCAGAGTGTGAAGCAAAAAAGGCGTGGCATAGACGCCATGATCCTCATAACACCGACTTTATCATAGGTGCCGCCGCTGACTTGGCAAACGCTTTTGAAAAATGGATAAGTGGAGATTTTGAAGTATCAGATGACGACGAAGACGCCACGGAGCACTCGAACGTAGTGAAGAGTGGCGCGGGGGAGGAGTAGCAATGAAACATCGCGACTTACATGCCGAACTGATGAAAGACTGGCGCTACCGATTCTGGTGGTATGTCTATCGCCCCCGCTATTGGTTGGGAAATCTTCTAATACGGTATCGTATGTGGCGCAGACAGCGCGAAGACGCCGACGCGGGGGACGTGGACGTAGTGAAGAGTGGCGACGATGACGCCGGGGCGTGGAGCGTGGTGGATGAGAGGTAGAGAGATGGACCAAAAAGGTTTTGATAGGGTAGCAAACTGCTTAGATGAGGAACGCCTAGAGATATTTGAGACATTCGTTTTTGAATGCGCTGCTCTCCGCGCCGAACGCGACGCGCTGCGGGATGCCGCACAGGATGTGATCGCTGCTATTAGCAAAGGCCCAATACGGCTAAGGATGCAGGTGATGGACTGGCTCGGCTCGGATGATGAACAATTTATTACGGCTGTAATCAAACTGAGCGCCGCGCTCGACGCCAGCGATACGGATGGGAGGTAGGGAGGATGAACTGCGAAAAGTGCGAGATAGAATTAAGCGAAGGCATTCCATTGTGTAAGTCGTGCCTACAAGATGTTACGGATTTTGTCATTAAGGAATGGAGAGTTGAAAATATCAATATCCGCAGAGATAACGCCGCCCTCCGCGCCGAACGCGATGCGCTGCGGGAGGCGTTGCGCGATGCTATCGACTGGATGCACGAACCAAAGCTAAATTGCGATTGTGACAGGTGTGAGGCTTATCGCAATGCCCACGCCGCGCTCGACGCCAGCACGGCGGAGAAGGTAACGTGAAAAGCTATCGGGAGATACAAGACGAGTCGTCTCAAACAGCAAGACACGAATTGAAGAAAGGATTGATGTTGTGTACGGAAAAGCAACAGCACTTCTTCAAACGGCTGTATGCTGGTGGAGACTTGACATTATCAATTGAGGCAGTAATTACTCTCATGCCAGAAGCAAAGCTCGAATGTGCAATGGACCAAGTCCAGCGCACCATCGACAAGAACCGCGCCGGGGAGGATGAATGCACTACCGAGCAGTAGAATTAGAAGAGGGTGAGTCAGTCCAATATCTAGGTGTCTATGCTCTTAGATGGAAGTGGGCGTGGGGTGAACCGACTATTGGATTTGTTGAGGCTGACATTTCCCGCAACGAGATCATAGATGAGTGTGTTCAGGCAGCTATCAATGGATATACAGAAGCACATAAAACAGGACTTGACTCTCAATTAGCGTGGGAGTGTGCCATAAACGATATGAATGAGTTGAAGAAGAAAGATGTAACAGGCGGCGGTGAAGAATGAGTGCGCTAGTCAAGAGTGATGTGCGATGGTTACACCTTTCCCAGTTCCAGTATACCACCAAGCTATAAAAGAAGTATTGAGATCCGGTTAGAATCTGGTAAGAAAGGCCAACTATGTCGGGGATCAGGATCGAGATGTTCAGCACAAAACGGATCTGGCGTTTCGTGCTTACATGGAACAAGGAAAAGCTAGAAGTCTGGTGGCTCCAAGACAAACAGTATAACGCATTCTGGGGAGAGTACAGATATACTACACAAAAGCCACTGATTAAGATGCACTGGTAAGAAAGGGGTGCTCATGAACACTGATCTTATTCTGGTATTGGGCTTACTATCCCTGGCGGTGTTTGTTATCCTCCAGGTGGTTAAGCGTGCAAGGAAACATCCAAGCTGGTAAAGGAGACACTATGAAGATAGTCTTGACTGTATTGATACTGTTGGCGGCGGGTATGTGTATATCGTTTGCCGACGACACTCAGGAGCACGGGTATTTTGTGGCACCGACCACCATTACCTATCTCCTGAATGGGGAGCTAGAGAACAACGACAAGCCAGGGAATTGCCAGTACTGGGATAAGTTCGGGATGCACTGGGTATGTCCCCAAGAGGTGAGGCCCATCAACGGGATCACTGCCTGGTGGATATCAGATAACTACAACATCTGTCCACCGTGGTCCACTGGTCAGCCGGAGATGAAATGGGAGAGCGCGGAGGAGAGGGTATTCACCGGGGACTGGAGCCTCCATTGGTTCACGTTCTGGAGATGTCAGCAAGCGGGTATCATGCAAAGGATCAGACTTGGCCCCGAGCAATCTCTGCTGGCAGTTACAAAGTCCTGTAAAGTAACAGCAGAGTTCTCATCCTGGTTCTCTCAGTGCTCAGAGAAACCCTTTGCCCCGCCGCTAGGCGATGACTGTGAAACACCCTTGCTCGATTCTCACATGCGCGTGAGGATTGGCATATCAGATCACGGCTTCCTCAATCCCCCAGATGATAACGTCAACTGGGGTGAGTGGGCTGAGGGCTACGGCAATGGGCTACAGCCGGTATGGTACAGGGTCGAGAGCCCAGAGGTACCAGCAGTGGGTAGTGTGATATGGATACTGGAAGTGAGGACCAACTGGCCTCTCAAGCATGAGGATTTCATTGTGGACAGTATCCACCTAGAGTGCAACTAGAAGGGAGAGAGATGAAGGTAACAAGAATCATAAGTGAGACAGTCTATGTCGGCGCAGAGGGCAGACCTATAAAGGCAGAGACGGTGGTAACTGATGGAAAGCCAACAGACATAACAGTAAGTGTCACTGGATCAGAGTTTAAGATCAGGCACGACATCCTCCCCGAGTTCATAGACGTGCTAGTGGCATTCAGAGACGAACTGAGTAGCTGCCTGGAGAAATATGAAGACAATTGAGTTGTGTGGCTTCTCACTGGCGTTCGGATTCGTCGTGACAGTGGTGCTTGCAGCCTTCAGACAGCACAATGAGGCAGGTGCCTTCCGTGCTATGGCTAAGATAATCTCTGGACAAGATCCATACGAGGAAGACTGATGTCATATCTGTCAGCTAGATCCAACGCAGAACTAGATTATGATAATCACCCTGACGACCACGAAGAGGTGGGGCAAGTCCCTGTCACCTGCGAGGTGTGTGGCAAAGAGTTCTATGTCCTGTTATGGGTGTTCCGTGAGAAGTTCGATAGCTTTGAGCCAGCACTGTTTACCTGTGATGACTGCTCACCCGATGAGCCTGTGATTTCATACAGGTATCGGTGCAGCATCTGTCATAGAGAGGAGTGTTCACACTAATGAGTTATAAGTGGGTAGTGACAAGGGTGTGGGGGCCAGATGGTGGTCCACGGTTTGCCAAGTTTTGTATTGGAGATCGCCTAGTAGACTGGATAGAAAAACAGATGGGCCTAGTCAAGTTCTTAGCAGATACAGATGGTGACTTTTACTGTATAGAATACTTCTATTGCTTGCCTGTATTCTGCGATGACATGCCTGAAGATCTTGAGGAGTCTGTGGACAGTGATTCAGGATGGGACATAATGTTAGAAGACCCGGCACCGGATGCACATGAGCTGTATACAGACTACTCGATCATAAAGATATCAAGTGAGTACTTTAGCTTTCGTGCAATGATAAAGGGCAATCCGCACGAGTACGAGACTCAGCAAATAGATTGGAATGAGCTCAGAAGTGAGCTCTGATGAACGCCAGACAACAACAAGTAAGACGGAATTGACAGTGCCTTCGGGTACTGCTATTCACTCCCGACAAGCTAGGTCGGTTCACGGGGAGTCGGGAGTACAACTTAATAGCGGGGCAGTGGTCATGGGGGCCACTGCCCCCACTCTTATAAGGAGATAGCGATGGGATTCTGGGAAGTGCTTAATGAAAACATAGAAGGGTGCTTGATATTTGGGCTCTTGGGACTCATGATGTTGGTCGCTCTGGTCATCAAGCTTGCAGAGATAGCAGCCGGATGCCCAGCAGTATAGGCACAAGAGAAGTGGCTGCCCTGGTAATGGGGATAGCCTTGTGCTTTCCATTCATGTATATAATGCACAAGATGTCGATAGCCGTTATAGAAAAATTTAGCAAGGAGACAGAGTAATGAATGAACCAGAAGGAATGTCCACTTGGAGAAGTATAGTTATCACAGGCATGTCCACGTTCAGGTCGATGGTTGGAGGTGGGTTGGTTGGTCTGGGTAATAGATTGGTTGGCCTTGGAAAGAGGGTGAAAGGAGAGGACTAGCTGTGGAGTTTCACTGCGAGGAGTGTGGAACCGAGTCATTGAAAGATGAAGTAAGAGAGTGCCCAATGAAATACTATGAGCTGGAAGACGGTACTACCCTATGCGAGATCTGTTATGACATCTACTGTAACCACATGGCAGTTGGTATAGCTGAAGCTAGAGGAGGCTGGTAGTGTCTGTGCATGATGAGCTCAAGCAGATAGAACATGATAAGTACCGAGTCGTGGCGTTATACACTAGCAAGGGGCTGTTCTATGGGCCTCTAGTAAACTGCCCATCTGGACTATGGAGTGTCAAGGACACTATAGCAAGTATCAAAGCTGATTTTGAGATCACGTTTAAAGAGAGCGCAGTGAAGCATATCTATTTCCCCCGGCGTCTCATTGTGATAGGGGACTAGAAAGGAGTAGCAATGCCTGAGTTATTGTATCCGATCACTATGGAGTATATGGACCACGTCGATGACCAGGCGTGGTTCATTGTTAGAGAGCTAGTAACCAATGCTCTGGATGAAGACCCCAACTTTACGATCAATCTCTCCGGCGATGTGCTCACCATTAGGAGTCTGGGTGAGGGCTTGGCAATCAGACACCTGCTACTTGGTGTGTCGGAGAAGAAAGAGAATGCTGTTGGGCAGTTTGGTGAGGGCCTGAAGCTAGCCCTGTTGATGCTGACCCGTATGGGACTGCGCGCAGAGATTCGCAGTGGGACTAGGATACTGTGGAACGAGCCAGCAACACTGGAGGGTGAGGATGTCTTCAAGATAGTGTGGGAGAACGGGAAAGAGGAGACTTTCGAGACTGTGCTCACCATTAAGGGCTGGGAGCATCCCACCTATGGGGACAGATTCATTAGACCTGGAGATCCCCGTATTCTATACACCGATGTGTATGGGCGCTCTGTACTAGAGCAGGACGATCCCGATATCTTCGTCAAGAGTGTGTGGGTACAGAAGGCCAAGGGCTACGGCAACCCCTATCACTTTGGGTACAACCTGATCGACGCCGAGATGAATCGGGACAGAGGCGTTGTCAGTGGATGGAATGTAAACTGGGAAGCCGGGAAGATATGGGCCTCTGTCACAGATGTGGATCTGCTAGAGCGCTTCTTCATAGCAGTTGACGATGGCTGTGCAGAGAATGGCGCACAGGTAGGCTCACATAAAGTGACCAATCGTGCATCCTTTGAGTTGGCATTCAAGCGGGTACACGGCAAGTGGGCAGTGGTTGAGACAGACAAATCTGCTGCTGACATGGCAGAGCACATAGGTGCCAAGCCGGTGAGAATAGGCCACGCACTAGAGGCTGCTGTCATTGAGGCAGTGGGTACCGATGGACAGTACATCCAAGAGATGCAGGGTAACAAGAAGGTGTTCATCCCTGATAAGAAGCTAGACACTTCTCACAAGCGCACCTTGAATATGTTGAGGAGACTGGCTAACAGGGCGGGTTTCGGCGGGAAGGTGGACGCCTATGTGCTGGAGGATAATATCCTAGGGCAGGAGCGCAAGGGAAATGTGAGGATCTCTTTCACCCAGTTACGGGAAGATAACCGCGCTAAGGCAGTAGCTATCCTGCTACATGAGATGGCCCACGCAGAGGGCGCAGGTCCCGGCGATGACATAGCCAATAAGATTGCAGAGATTGCCGGTGGGATCATCGTATCGTATGCAGTGAGGAAATAAAATGTTAACGGCGTACAAGTTAGTATCACTGGTGGGCGACAAACGCAAATCGTTTGTTACTCCAGACCAGGAGTGGGCACTGGAATATAGTACAGAAGAGTGGACGGAGAGTGGTGTTGGCCCCATTCTTTGCTTTGATAGAGATATAAGATCAAGCTGGGGGGTGTGGGGCTGGGCAAAAAAGATACGTAAGGGATGGAAAGAGGAATACGGCAATATTGCGTGGGAGCTGTGGATTGTCGAGATAGAGGAGCCGGTAACAGTTGACTGGGTTTTGGTGATGGATCTATATGATGAGAAGAGATTTACCGAGAGAATGGAAATCTTATGGAGTGACGAACTGTTCAAGAAGACGGCTTTCAATACATATCACAACGCAGGGAACTGGACAGGGCCACTGGGATACTGGCAATTTGGGGAACCACCAGACGGAACAATAGGAGCTAAGAGGATTAGGTTGCTGGAGAGGGTTCAGAAGCCAGTCAGGAGCTATACCTAGATGGGAATTAGACCACGACTCAGCTTTGTAGTTGGGCTGAAGCTACTGCACAATTACCACGAGAAGGAAGGCAAGTGCACAATAACAGATGAGCGCTGGTATCTACCAGAGGGTACAAGGAACAAGCCTGTATTTGGTCCCAGCGAAGAGGAGATGGACAGATCACACAAGGAATACAAAGCGGATAAGGAGAACAGCGAGAAGTTCCGTTGGGACATGTACCTCTGGATGGCGAATGGTTTTAACCACTGCCCCAGGAGAGTGGACGACTATCTCGAGTTCGATAATGAGTACGGTATACCGGGTTGGGCGTTCTATGTACTGAGGCAGTTGCCCTATGACCACGACTGCCTATGGGCACTAGCCGCCATCCACCCCGAGTACCATACTAGATCGTCCTTTATAGAAATTCCCCAAGTGGAGACAGAAGACAACGCCGCAGAGGATGCCTACTGGTGGAAGGCAAGCAAGGCTGGAGTTACTGTGCCATACCCGCACATGGTGAGTGAGTATCAACGCAGACTAGATGACAAGCATCTATACAACACATTCTACAGATACTCGGATGGCTACATTGACTGTGCCTATTGGTTCTTCAACAGGATACTGGGGTTCCACCCGCTAGAGAGAAAGGAATTACGGCTGGGTCTACTCTGGACGTGGAGGTGACATGAATACAGCATTCAAGCTGGTGTCGATCTATGAGGGAAGGCGAATGTCACTTATGATGCCGGAGGAAAGGTGGGCAGTTTGGTATAGAAAGGGGCGATGGATTGAGGGAAAATATGGACCAATAATCTGCTTTAACAAAGAGGCAGTAAGTATGGACTATGTGCTTGACTGGGTGAAGATGTTGGACACTCTCCCATGGGAGCTATGGACTGTCAAAATGGAGGGAGTGACAGAGGTGAAGTGGCTAACCGCCCTGCACTACCGTGGCATAAACCATACCGCCAAGAGAATGTGTGTGATGTGGAACGATGCAACATTCCAAGACGTATTTCGCACAGGGCCAGAGACGTATAACGGATGGCCCAACCATCTTTTTGGAAGAGCACCAGTTGGAACTATCGGCGCAAGAAGAGTGAAGCTATTAGAGAAAATAGCTGAGTACGAAAAAGACCCACTAGAAAAGTACCGTTGACGTGGAGGTAGCATGACATACATCAAACAGTACGAGCGAAAATATAGTGTAGAAACACACCCACCAGAATGGGAAGACATACCAGACAGATACTACTATGATCTCCCTGCGTGGGCGGCAGGGCCTGGACACCTGAGCAGTAACGGCATTCGAGTCTCCGCCATCTACCATTACAACGGCAGCGGAAAGGAATCTTTTGGCGGCGCTGATAAGTGGCCTGTGATTAGAGTAATATTCTCGCTGCCGGAAGGGAGGACTGAGACAAGAGATAAAATAGCTATTGAGCTTACTGAGTTCTGTGAGGAGCTGCAAAAGAAATACGGTGTCGAGGTACCAAAGGATACTGCCAAGTGTTGACATTCATTTCTCCCTATGATATACTGTACAAAATGGGAGGGAAGTATGTCAGTATATCAGTTTATGGTGGAGTACCAGCAGAAGAATCAAATGCCTCCGACGCTGGCGGAGATAGTAGAAGCAGTGGACGAGATCAATTGGCGAAGTAGTGCACGTCATACCATCCTCAAGTTGCAGGAGCAGGGCTTGGTAGAAGAGTGTGGAGAGGTGGGGTGTGCACGAAGGTACAAGGCAGTCAATGGACGAAGCGTTTGTCAGACTGAAGATTTGTCACGGGTTACATGAGCATGGGTATGAATGGTACAAGCAACGGGATGCCGCCAAGTGCTACAAGTGCGGCACCCTGATAGTCCCGCCCAGCGGGGTCCCCGATGTCCTGTTCCTTCGTGAGCAGGGAGTGGGTATGGCGATGGAGGCTAAGGTTCTCAAGCTGAAGGATGCCAAGTCATTTGCGTTTGGGCGTATCACCAGTGACCAGAGGGACAAGCTAGATAAGATAGAGGAGATAGCCTACATTGGGCTGGGGATCATCGACAAACAGAAGAGTAAAGACACGCTAGTTGCAGCCTATCTTGTGCCATGGATTTTCTGGAAAGAGGTGGAATCCCTGGGCGAAAAGTCAATCCCCTTTAGGTTGAAGAAGGGAGAGGAATCCCCGATAGTACGATACGATATTGTCTCACAGTTCTACCACTACAAGCTAGTCTACGAGGGCGGAAAGATCACCGTACCTTACACACACCCAGCAACATAGGAGGAGCTATGGTAAAGGTTGACAGATGGCATGCTTTTGACTTTGAGGGTCTGACATTGACGGATGAGGACAACGCACCCATCTTATACGATAGTGAGAAGGAAGCGAAGAAGGCGGCAGGAATGGGAGGGGGTACTGAGTATTTAGAAGTGGATATGGGAGAACTGCCAGCAGAGGAAATAGTACGCATGACACAGCTAGAGCGTACCTATCTGGAGATCTCCGCAGAGGCAGAGCTCACCGCCACCGCTGATGACCCAGACGCTGAGGCGAGGACATATCAATCCAAGGTGGCAATGAATATGCTAACCGAGATCGAGAACCGCAAGCTCAGTCTTGGTCAGATGCAAGTAGCAGTAGTCCTCAAGGTGGCAAGAGAGCAGCTATGGTTATACCATCCCCCCACCGCGATGTACCCCGATAAGATGCAGGACATCAAAGACTTCATGAGGAATGCCGGTATCCAGGGCACCAGTAGATTCTATGAGTTGGTAGCCCTGTCACAAATCGTACCCTACCTGGATGCAGGTGACGTAGCCATTGAGGACAACCTCACCAAGGAGCACCTGGGCAAGACAATGGAGGCGGTATCCGCTATCCGTGGGATGGTGAAAGAGAAGCAATCGCCCAAGAGGATTGCAAAGGTACTCGAGGAAATACAGAAGATCCCCACGAGAGATGCGGTGAGGACCAAGTTTCGACAGCAGAGAGACAAGCCTGGTCACGCCAGTGTGAACGTGAATGGAGAGGATGCTTTCATAGTCGTCCACTTTGCCGACAAGGATAGCATTGGTCCAGCGGTTAGACTACTGGGCCAGCAAGTAGAGTGGGACCTGGTAGTAGCAGACATCCGTCGGAAGAAAGGGAGCGTGGAAATTGTCATCACCTGAGATCTATGTGACTTGTCTGAACTGCGGCAAGCAAAGGAAAGAACCGTGCAGATCCTATAGTGAAGCGATGAGGTGTAAATGTAGATGCGGAAGTACACAACACTCAACTTACGAAATATCACACGAGGACTCGGGGACCACTACGATCCGTTCATCGCATCCGAATACACGGGGTACTGCAAATGCGGGGAACAACTGACACAACAGGTAGACAGATGTGAAGTGTGTGATGAGCGGGTAGTGTGGCTCTACAGCAAAGAGTGGGACCAACTTTTCCTCTTTCCAGAAACAGATCTAGCTATATACCTGATGGAACAAGTAGGGACAGAGAAATTCAAGAATGGCGCACAGTACCACCGCTGGAGTGAGGCGGTGTCCACGCTAAGTGATTCTGATGTACGTAGAACCATAGACTACTGCGTAAAGCAACGCAAGGGCAGAGGTACCATGGCCTTCACCATCAACACACTTCACAAGAAAGCACGTAAGCAAGGAATTAGAGAGGAGAAAGTGGGTGACAACATCCTTTGATTACGCCACCATAAAGACCCCCGTGATCCGCAGCATCTGCCTATCGTATATACATTTCTATAAAGAGAGAGCAACGTGTGCCTGTGATAACGCAGAAGGTACATGGCCCAATCTATTCGTAGATAATGAGCCCCGGCGCTGCCCCTATCACGAGTGGGAACACCGATCAAAAGAAGCACAGTGGGCAATTCAAGCTGCCGGGTTAAGCTATCCAATCCCAAAGATATGGAACAAGAGCAGGATAGCATCCACAGCCAAGATCAAAGTAGAGGAATACTACAGTGGCCTGGAGAGAAACCCCTTGGGGGTTAGCAAGGAGCCAATGCTCAAGCCACCAAGCAAGGACTCCAGTGAGTACGCTGGGATCTTGGCAAGAACAATGAGAGACGAAGGACATATTGTGTTCTTTGTCCACCACTCACAGATAATTAACTTTTCATACAGTCAACGGGATCAAGAAGTAGATGATCTCATCCTCTATGCTCCTGTCCTGGTGTACTGGCACAACAGAGATGGTCGCCAGAATGGTCGTTCACTGGGACTAGCCAAGAGCAGACAATACGGTTACACCTTCATAGTCGAGGAGTAAATGACAACAAGTAATGCGTTCAAGGTGATCTACTGCCCCGACAGGATGTACAGTGGGGCAAAGTTTGGTAAGCTAGACTTCGCAGAGACACTGTCAATAGGCTGTTGGCCTATTGGGATGGTGATTAAGGAGCGTGCGTCGGGTGCTATATGGCGCGTGATCGGATCAACAAAGAAGCGTATCACTGACCCGGAGTGTAGACTTGAGATACTGGGGAAATGCTGCTGCAATTGTCACTGGCAATACAAGGACCTGGCAGTCAAGCATAGCTGGATATGTTTACAGCCAATTAACCCCGGCGAGGCGGTGTCAGGGCAGAAGAGACACGGCTACTGTGGGCAGTGGGCTGACTGGTATAAAGTACAGGAAGGAGCATCATGCCAAGAGAACAACCACGTAGCATTGAGGCAGAGAGAAGACTTGTAACAGCAGGGCTGTCCTATCCAGACAAAGTGATCCCCATGGCTCAGGGAAGAGGGCTGAGTGTGGAAGATTTTCACTGGATATACCTTGGCTGGATGTGGGAGGGCATCGTGGCACTCAGGGACGATGGTGATGTAGTTACACCAGAGACACTGTATGAATACCTGGTAATAAGAGACAGGTGGAACACTAAAGTACAGAAGCTATTGAAGGAGCCGCCAGAGGTACCACTAGATGAAGTGGAGACTTGGATCAAGATTGTAATCAGCAAGGCTGTGCGCCGGGAGGAGATCCTGGTGGGCAGGGAGCTAATCACATCAGCCTACGATGAGGAGACAGATCCCCAGGAGAGGATTGTTGTCTCTCAGTCAGAGCTAGACAGGCTCAGTACACGCTACGTGAGGATGAGGAATCCTCTCACCACCAACCCAGCAGATCAGTTGGAGGGTGCCGATGGATGGTTCACCTTCACCGGAATACCGTTCATTGATGAGTGGTTACGTTTAGTGTCGGGAGAACTCCACTTCATAGCGGGAGATCCGGGGGCAGGTAAGACTACTGGTGCTATCCAGATGGCGACAGCCAACGTTAGAGGTATAACCATCATGGACCCGCCAGGTTTCAAGCCGCGTCCACCTGTATCAACTGTGATAATTGCAGCAGAGACGGATCAGCTCGAGATCAAGATGGGTATGCTATTACAGACAGGCAAATTGGATGCCAGCTTCGCCCAGAGAATACGCTACGACTTTGGATACAGAACCAAGAACAATCTAAAGAAAGTGCGTGACTTATGGGATGAGTACTACGGAGATTTGCCAATAAGAATATACAGGACTAGCCGTGGAGAGGACGAAGTAGTATCAATCGTCTCATCCATTACAGAACCAAGCCTAGTGATAATAGACCACGCCTTCGCTATCGTAGGACAAAGCGAGGCAGCTAGCAATATGAGGGAGTACCAAAGGTACATATCCCTGTTCTCAAAAACTCTGCAAGCAGTTAGCAGAAACAATCACGTCGGTGTGATGTTAAACCAGTACACCAAGGGGGCTCGGCAGGAGGAGGAGAGGGGACCTGACGCCCAGTTTGGTGGATCAGTAGTCCAAAACATTGCGTCAACGATGATCCATCTCTGGTCGATGAACCTCATCGACGCCATGGGTAACAAGATGATGAGAGGGAAGTGCTGGAAGGCGAGAGCAACCATCCTTGTAGATGAGAATGGACATACCATAGACCCACGCGAGAAGTACAAGGACTACTGGATTGAGACCAGGCACCGCCGTATTGTGGAGGGGATTGCAATAGTGTAACCGTTGTCGCCTCCGGCGGGGGTTGGGTGAAAGGAAATATGATGACTGTGTATCTGATATGCAATGAGTGCCTTTGGCAAGGGGAACCAGACGAACTGGTTGCTCTGACTGATGATCTGGATGACCAGGACTTTAGCTACTGTCCCAACTGCGGCGGTAAAGACCTTGAAGAAGATGACGAAGAGGAGGACTAGTGAATCTATACTTCGTGCTATCAGAAGAACTACAGGATAAGATGTGGATATGCCGTGAGGGTAACGTATTCTACTATGAGCCATACTGCATAGCGGAGTTGGTGATAGCCAGAAACCACAGTCAAGCCAGGTACCTGGCCTGGAAGAATGACAATTCTTACGGTACCTGGCCCTGCATCCTAGATATGCCAAAGTTCTCTTGTAAGATCATCGAGAAGGGGCTTGATGGAGAGGCAAGAATAGTGAGCCACAATCCCATATACCGGGACTGCTGGGAGAAAACATGACGATAGACGTAACGCCTAGAACGTGGCACTACTTCACATCAGAGTGGGATGGTACCATGCTGCACATGCACTCTGTCAATACCGATAAGAAGTGCAGTTGCGGCGGGACAGAGTATGCAGTGTGCAAGCACATCAAAGCAGTTGAGAATTACCTCAAGGACGGCGGGAAGAGAGCTACCCGCGTCGAAGGGAAGGTTCTCATTCGGAATATTCCAGAAACGTGCCCAGTGTGTGGACATGACATTGAAGTGACATTCCCATTCAGATGTCAGGGACCTTTCTGGAAATGTGAGACAGAGTCTCACTATTGGGAGTGGAGGGCAGGAGAGAATGTGAAGAAGTTTCTCACAATTAGAAAGCATCCCAACAAGCTAGGTCCATTCTACGAAATGGAAAGGACAAACCCGAGTGTCGAAGAGTAAGCTGCAAAAAGAATATCTGATACAGTACCGGCGAGAGTTTATCCTTCACGTATCCGCATTCAGTAAAGAGGTAGCAATAGAAAAGGCAAGGATGGGGCTGTGGGACAAGGTTAGCATGTACTCGGTACACCTATGGCCTGAGTTTATGGAGGTGCTAGATGACGAAGATAACGTATAGATACGGCAGATCAAAGAGTGTAGAGTTTTTGAATGGAGACCCCGCCGAGTTACTGAAAGACATGGCTTGGTTCGTCAAGAACATGGAGGACAACCGCTTTATAGACATTCGGTTTGAGACACGCCCTGATGAGGAGGATGATGGTAGTATGTCAACCTCATTTGCATACTACGGCTGTATCTATTACGACTACTTCTTTGAGAACTGGAACACGATAGCGGGGCAAGAATGAGCGCCTTTGTAGTGGACGATAGAGTTATCAATGAGGTAGTGTCTTGGCTGATACTCAAGCAGAGAGATCCTCACTTTGAGCGCAGCTATAGAACCATCCTGGAGCCCATTGGTTACCATCTTGAGAGCGGAGATGAGGCAAGACTAGCTCATGATATGTTTGACCTGAATGTCAGAGCCGTCGATGCTAGATATGGCCCTGGGCAAGCAAGTGAGTTCAGGGAGCTCAACTTCAAGTGGGCATTCACTCTTAACGTCACAACCATGCAAATATACAAATTCCTGAGAAGCTGGCTGTACCAATGCAGTGAGGGTACGGCAGATCAAACCCCATTATGGAAGGCGATGCGTAAGATGAGAAGTGCCATCGCAGAATATGTAGTAGAGACATCTGAAGAGTATGCTATAAAGGAGCGCCAGTGAACTGCGAAGACACCTGTGTGCATGTGCAAGAGGGAATGGAGAATCCATTCAGATCCAATATGTGTCTGGATTGCTGGGTAGAACATCTTGAGATGTGTGACTTTTGTCAGATGGAACTGCTCTTTGACGAAGCCTGTGTCGCGGCGGAGTGGAGTCAAGATAAATGATTATCTGGTACTGTGAGGGATGTAAACGTGCTAGGCCATTCGAGTGGAGGGACGGTTGGTATCGCTGCAAGATGTGCGGCTGGTATAAGTGGGAGACCAAATGAGATACACAGATATAGAGGTCGGGAAAGAGTACGCCTACTGCAAATGGAGAGGCGACTGGAAGCCAAACAGAGTGATGGTAATAGAAAAAGGTGTCAAGCTGGGTTATTACACATATCCAGGTGTAAGGGTACAGGATGTCAGAAGTCTCTCAGAGAGAAATATCCCTGCACGCAACCTAAAGCATACGTGGGATAAGGAAGTCGAGCTAGTAGAAGAGAGAGAGAAAAAGCACGAAAAAGCAAGAGAAAGATCAAGAGAAAGGCAGAAACTAAGCGACAAGATAAAAGATCTAATTCCAATAGAGGGATTAGATGTACGTCCCGGATACAAACACACTGTTATATCTCTCACCCAAGAGCAAGCCGAACAGTTTGCAGATTTTCTACAGGAGGTGCAGAATGTTAGATGAATTGATTAACACCAGTTGCGAGTTCGATGAGTTGAAAAGGGACTATGGACCAGTGCCAGCTAGAGAGATGGTGCAGTTTGATGATGTCACCGCAGAGCTAGTGCTTCCGCCGGATTTGATGAGCACCATGAGCGGCGAGAGTGAAGTCAGAATGCTACCCACTGACTGGGCATTCAAGAACCAGATTTGTCAGAAGCTGGGTGTAGCTTGTTGGCCTGGGGAGAATAAATCTCTGCCGGGAGAGTATCTACTTCAGTGCCCCTCCAGCATGAGGGCACGACAACTCAACCACTGGGTCAAGAGACTACCCGACAATCAGAACGGTACGGCTAAGGAGTGGTTTGTCAGGGGTTATGACGATGGCAGCACCTGTAGGGCTGTACTGTCCAATAGGTTCTCCGTCGTTGACGTAACGGAGACACTTGGCTGGGTGAAGCAAGCTCTCGATTCCAAGGGTAATGGCTTGACACCAGTGATCCATAACCCCATTGTCACACCAGACATCTTGCACCTGCGGGTGCTGTTCAAGGATGTCAATGATGGAGGCTATGCTGTTGGTGGGTACTTCACCACCGGGGAGATCGGTAACCGGCGCATTGGCGCATATCCACTGATCCAGAGGCACAGTTGCACCAACTCCATCGTGATCCCCAAAGATGAGTTTAGCTGGGAGCACAACCACACTGGTAGTAGGGCAGTACTTCGTAGCCTCTTTATGGGGGCTATCTTTGAAGTGCTGAAGGGCGCTGCCGAAGGATTGGATCTTCTATTAAGGGCTGAAGAGCAGGAGATTCCTGACTTTGCTGATTACATCGACAGTCTAGCAGAGGAATACAGCTTCACGACTGAGACCCGTGACGAGATTCTGATCGGCAGTGAGGGTCACGAGTCTCTGTTTGGTGTGGTGCAGGGTATTAGTCACGCTGCCAACAGGATGGATGACCCCACCGAGGCGGCTGATATGCAGTTGATGGCAGGGGCAGTACTGGTGACGAGGAGTCAACAACGGTAATGGCAAAGCTGACTAAACAGGAGGCCAAGCTATTTCAGGAGGCTGAGGCTATCCTGTGGGATACCAATGGTAGGATATTGAAGGATGAGGAGATTGAGTTTGTCCTCCGCCATTGGTATCCCGACGCCAAGAACATTCAAACAATAGGTGCATCATTCTTCACGCCGGTAGAGATGAGTCTGGCAATGATGCAACTCGAGATCAACCATGATGTCGCCAGGGTGATTGATCTCTGCGCGGGGATAGGATCTCTGATCTATGGGCTGTACCATTCAGATCCCTGGAGAAAGGACTACGATGAAGTAGCAGCCATTGAGATCAACCCAGAGTTTGTAAAGGTGGGCAAGCGACTGTTCCCAGACGTAATGTGGGTGGAAGGAGACGTGTTTGATCTCCCGCTGCTTCAGCATTTAAAGCAAGCCTATGGACCATTCGATGTTGCAGTGAGTAATCCACCATTTGGCAATCCGCCAGGGATTAACAAGGATCTTACAGACTGGCTGTCATATCAAGGCAAGGCAGACCTGATGGTGGCAGAGATCTCCATCCGTATTGCAGAACGCGGAGGCGTGATGATTATGCCGCAAATGAGCTGTCAATATGGGCTAAGTACGCCACACCATGGGCCAACCAACTCCAGAGTATACAAGAAGTGGCAGAAGGCTACTGGAGGGATCATAGAAACCTCTTCGCTGGACACAAGAGATTTCGAGTTCAGGAAGGCAAGTCCACTAGTAGAGATTGTGACAACAGACGGGGAGGCACTCAGTCAGGAGGGATTACCAGATGCTACGTGAGTTTGTAGAAGATGCTATTGGCATGGGAGCAGGGGCACTTTTGGCAGGGGCAATTGCATACAATCTCGGGGTACCACTGGATCTGTCTATAGGTGTTGGGTTAGTTGCATTCGTAATCCTATGGGCGATAAGAGCTAGTCTGGTATAAGGAGGAATGATGAATAAAACAATGGAAAAGTACATCGTCGCAGCATTGCTTTTGACTATTATTGTGATTAGTCTGCTGATACTGTTTCCTCCACCATGAAAAGAGATAGAGTTATGGCGATGTTTCTGTGTGGGCTGGACATTATACTAATTGTCCTGCTGATGATATACTGGCTAAAGGAGGGAAGATGAGTGAGTCGTACTCTGTAACATGTGCAGTGCTAATAGTGGCTCTCTTCTTAGTAGCACTGATCGCACTGGGGATAACAATTGAGAAGACGGGAAACTACGTTGCATGCAGGGCTCTGGAGGGCGATATTGATCTTAATGTCAAGTTCAGGCTCATCAACGGGTGCTTCGTGGAGGTTGAGGAGGGTATCTGGGTTCCACGAGACACATACGGAGTATATCTGCTAAACAAGATGGAGGAGTAAATGATTCAATTACATGACTTGATGGTAAAGGAGTACAAGGATGCGTCAAGACTGAGGGACGAGGCATGGGAGATTGAGCACGACGGCACTGACCCCCGGCTATTCGTATCCAGTCTAGGGATGTGCGTGAGGAAGGCATACCTGGACGCTTTCAGGGTAAGGACGGGTAACAAGGTGACCAATCCGTTCGATGATTACGTCATCGAGGTGATGCGTATGGGCACCGAGCTCGAGCTCAACAGTCAAGAGACCTTCCGCTGGATCTTCAAAGACAATCTGCACGAGCAGGTAAGTGTGAGGAATGACATCTGGTCGGGGAGAATTGACTTCGTGGTCGAGACCTGCGAAGACTTCCCCAGTGGTGTCATCATCGAGCACAAGGGTACTGCCCCCTGGAATTTCCACGCCAAGAGATTACCCTACAAGCACCACGTTCTATCTGCGCTGGCCTACCAGAAGCTGTACTACGAGACCCATGGCGGGATGCTGCCGGTGGTCCTATACTATCGCTGCTGGAACAACTTCGCCCAGTTTGAAGTGTTCGAGACTGATGACGGTATCGGGTATGAGGGGCAGGTTAACCGAAGGATAAGATCAGGGTCACTGGACACAACACTGCCAGCAGAGATGTCCCTCTACGAAGAGCATTGGGGGGAGACAGAGCTGCCGCCCACATACGATAGCCCATTTACAGAAAACTTTGCTTGCACAAAGAACGTGAAGGCCCTGAAGGGAAAGGCAGTTGCTTGCCAATGGTTCCATAAATGCTGGCCTCAACTGGGCGAAGGTCCATTCATAGAAGGAGAAGATTACTAGGAGAATGATATGCAGATAATAGAATTTCGTATGAGCCTGGAAGACTATGAAGCGATACAGAATGCAGGGATCACCATCAGAGCGATAGAGGGTAGGCAGCTACTCCCCGAGGGGATACCAGCAGTAGAGGTTATGCTAGACCAAGACGTAATCAAGCTACTGTCCCCTCCCATCTGCCCATGGTGCATGGGCATGATGAATAGCACGGTTGGGCGTGGTGGGCTGGAGGAAGGGCACGATTGCCCAAGTTGCGGAGGTGCTATAGAGACGTGGCGCTACCCGCCAGCAAAGGAGAAGGATGGAGCTCGATCAAAGAGCAAGACTGATTCGTAGAGACGCCAAGAAGGAGTTAGGTTACGAACTCACCAAGGGAGGGAGAGGCTGGCGTGTGGGCAGCATAGACGATGCCTTAGAGAGGGCTGCGGCTAGACTCTCCCCACCCCTTGAATTTGGCGGCGGATTCCGGTATGCTAGGATCAAGCTAGCAAAGGACGCTCTAAATAAAGAGAGCCTCCAGAGCTACAATCAACTCACCGATTCCGAGCTACACTATCTTGAGAAGTGGGCGAAGGAAAATGGAAAGGAGCTTGAATCTTGGCTGACAGAGACGTTCGGGACCCAGTTGAGTTACCTGTAATGCCGAAGAGTGTCTTTGATGAGGCACTCGCAACGGCGAAGGAAGAAGCACAGGATCTCAACCTACAGCTATTCTATGGATTCTGTACCTGTGGAGATAGGAACTCTGGAGTGGGGATTAACTTGCTTGGTTTTCTAGCAGTTGATCTCTGCCCAGAGTGTGGAAGAACGATATGGATGTTGCCGATAGAAGAAACGCATTAAAGCAAGAGGTACAACACCTCTATAGCAGGTGGGATACTGGAAAGGGGTCAGGTGTTGACTGTCCCATCTGTGGCGTTCGCGCCGGGGAGTGGCACCTCCACGAATACCTTGTCAAGAGGAGTGCAGTCCCGAAGGGAAAACAGCATCTCATCTTCGTTCCAGAAAACTGCTGCCCTGTATGTGCGACTTGCCACATGCAAGAAGGACAAACCAGGGGGACGAAACAGAAGTGTTTATTCATGGTCGCCCAAAGAATAACTGCCAGCAGAGTTGGTAGGTGGTACAAGAGTCTTTGGGAAGAGATGATGCTACATGTACCAAAAGGGTTGTTACTCGATCCAAAGCATACACGCATGAGTACTTCATTCAAATATCTTGAACTGGGTGCACACCTGCATGGCGCTACCCTCCCGCCTGATGAAGAGTGGATAGATCAACCAGGGACATCTCGAGCTAGAGACATCCGTGCATTGATCGTGACCCGCTGGCAGGGGAGTAGGCCCAAGTGGGCAAAAGGCTCTGTCCCCAAGACATGGGCAGGGATAGACACAGGTAGAGTGAGGTTCTTACTAGATGAAGGGTACTGGCTAGAGTACCTGATGGGATTGTGAAATGGTGCTGAAGGTAGTGTTTTCGCTTGTCGTGATTGGCTTGTATCTTTTGTTCTGGGCAAGATGGTTTCGTGAGATGTACGGGGCCAAGCAAGAGCTCGACATCCAGTCTGAATACACACTAGAGATAATGCAACAAGCATTCGGAGAAGCACGAGAGCTACAAGCAAAGCTGAATACTGCAATGGAGGAGGCAAAATGAGTGACAATGGTTACGATGATGTAGATTATGATTATGCTGGGGACTGCTGGCGTGACGAATACCCCAGGGGAGCGCCGTACTACCTTGCCAAGGGAGACTTTCTCAAGGCCATGGTGGGATCGGCGGTTGCTGCACTGTTGGTGTTCATCATAATCATGGCAGTGTTTGGAACATAAACTTGACACCTCCCATACCCCATGCTATACTGTACAAAAGTATGGGAGGTGTTAAATGAAGATCGTATTAACTGAATCGGGAGAGCGAGACCCTGCGAGAGTGCTCATCTTAGGAGAACCGGGTACAGGCAAGACGCGTCTTGCCGGTACATTCCCCGATCCACTGTTCATCGACATTGAGAGTGACGGCGCTACCACTGCCAGACCAGTACCAACCCCGCGAATCGTGTTACCACTATCGTCCAACACCGTCCAGGACACCATCGCTGCTATCAAGAGGCTCAAGAGCAGCAAGTTTGAGAATGGGGCCTACCAGCTAGAGACTGGACCTGTGAGAACACTGGTTATTGACCCCATAGATCAAATACAGCGTGCCGCCGAGACTAAGATCCTGGGCACCAAGACCACCATGCAGATGCGAGACTGGGGTACGCTGCTAAACACCATGTACCCTATCGTTCTCGAGTGGTCGGGACTGCCTATCACAGTAGTCGTGGTGGGGCACGTAAAGGTGAGGGGAGACGATGACGCCAGAGTGAAGGATGCTATGCTGGCAGTGAAGGGTGCTTTAAGGGATGAGCTACCAGGATGGTTCTCTCTCACTCTACACGTCATTGCGGAGGAAAAGGCAAAGCGCTATGTAGTAAAGCAACCTCTAACCAGAGGGAACATACGCTATCTGGCGAAGGATAGACACAACCTATTGAAAAGTCTGGGGGACCCAGAGTCAATGTTAATCGACATCACCTCAGACACGGGATGGCCTGACAGCACAATCGCTGATCTGGTATGCGGAAAGGAAGAAGATGGCGGATCAAAGCAAGGTAAAGGCCCAGCTAAAGACACTCCGTAAAAAGTTTGGGGGTGACATTATCCTCAAGCTAAAAGACAAGCCCATGAAGTTCGATGTGATCTCATCGGGATGTATGGCTATTGACCAGGCGACGGGAATAGGGGGGTTTCCGCGAAAACATTCAGTCATGTACTGGGGCAAAGAGAATGGCGGTAAGACCACACTGGCCCAATGCTTCGCCGCCAGTGTTATCCGTGGCGGAGGGACACCCCTATTTGTGGATATGGAGAAGAAGGGATCAGAGGACTGGATACGTACCTGCATCTCTCAGTACGATGTGAACCCCGATGAGCTTTATATCGCTCAACCAGAGACAGGCCCCCAGGCCCTGGATGTCATCAGGGGAATGGTCCCCGTAGTGGATGCAGTGATACTGGATAGCATCTATCACCTGGTCCCCGCCAATGTGCTTGATGCTAACTCAGCCGGTGACAACTTTCCTGCCCACCTTTCCAAGCTCCTGAGCCCCAACATGAAGGCGCTGAAGTCCATACTGGGAGCTAGTAACTGCGTGTTCCTAATGACCAATCAGATGCGCTATAAGTTTGCGTCGATGCCTGGAGCCAACCCCGAGACCATCCCCGGCGGAAGGGTCGTCATGCAGGATAACATCATGATAATGAAACTACAGCAGGTGGGTAGAGTAAAGAGGGGCAAAAACACCATTGGCATTGACGCCAGAGCCTACTTCCAGAAGAACCAAGCAGGACCCCCATACCTACAGGCCAATTATAGAATCAAGTTTGACAGGGGACTAGACGTAAACTTTGACGTGATGGAAACCGCCAAGGGCACAGTCATAGAGCAGAGGGGGGCGTGGTACGATTGGCGTCCCGACGAAGAGATTGGTTTCCATTTAAAGGGATGGGAGAGTGAGGGGGGTGTGATGAATCATATAGAGGAACACCCCGAAAAGATAAACCTGATTAGAAAGGACCTAGAATCCGAAAACCAAGGGCTGGATACTCTCGCCCATGAATATCCTCACGAGTAACATGCACCGCTTCTATCTTTCCCTTAGAACAGAGCTTTCGTAGCTCTGTTCTTGCTTTAGCGGCACGGTAGCTAATGTCGTAATCCCACCCACGAGCAGTGCAGTACTCCCGAGATGTAAATCCTTCGGGGTACTCCTCCTTTATGGCGGCTACCAGATCAGCTAGTTCCTGCTCTGTAAACTCCATCTTGGTGTCCTCTTGGGTCGGAACAACTGGCTATCATCTAGCTTGTATGTTCCTTCCGTGATAACAAAAATAAGCCCACCAATTCTTGGTGGGTAAACGCCCTTTCCAATATCGTGAATCCAGTCAGAGGGCAGCGCCCAGCTAGGAGTGTAGAGAACCCGTGGATATTTGGCCCTACCACTGTCAGCGTAGTAGTGAAAGTGGCTGAAGACACACAGATCCGGCACAGGATCTCCTATCTCTACACAGCGTGTCCTGATAATGGCTGAAGCCCTGGATGCAGCAGCATTCTCCGTCCAGGGCATTCTTCCGCTGGTCGGAGGGCGATGGTAGAAGTCTATCAGTATCCCCTCTATCTCCATAGGGATGTACCACCACGACCAAGCCTTATCGTCGGGGCGTTCTCCGCCCAAGTCCTCGGCTAGCCACTCCGCCATCCAGCCACTCTTACCATCGTGAGCGCCTGTTCCACGGGAAAACCAGTACTTATCCACAACAGGAGCGGTTGGCTCATTTACCCTCACAGCCAACCGCTCAACATCTGTCTTATTTGAGGTGATATACTGATGAGAGGCATGCTTTCCCCTCTCCTGAGCATCACCATTGTCAATAGACCACACCTCTGTACTTGGATCAACTGCCAGCAGAGATTCTTTGAGAGCAGCCACGTAATCCCAGTAGCCTAGCCACCTCTCCCAGGCCCACAATTGTCCCTTGTTGGCCCTATACATCCCCCCATCAGTGAACTCAAAGTACGGAGGACATAAGCCCAGCCTTGATCCACTGTGCTTATCCGCATTTACAGCAAGTATGACAGTCAATAGTGTTTTCCTTTGAGAGTTACTTTAACAACCCAGCAGCCAACGCTATAGCAACCGATATCAAGCCTGCTAGGCCCCCGAACACACCAGCTTTGACGTTGAGAGCGGCTTGCCCACTTTCCAGTGCGGCAATTCTCTCCTCGAGTACAGTGATTTTACTGACAGTCTCATTTAGGGTGCCTGTTTTAACCTGGAGGCGAATGATGTCTTTGTCGAGCTCGTGGAGTTTCTCCGCCTCATTCTTGCTATTGACGTTCATCTCTGCCAACTCGCTAGAGACACGCCTCATCCACTCTGCTTGGAGACTGCCTGTATCTGGTTTCAATCCACTAGGCATCCGGGTATCCCTCCGACGCTGGCACCGTAACACCTATCATCCAGGTGTCATCCAGAACATCCACCCTATGAGGTGTGTTTGGAGGTATATTGACTGACTCTCCAGAATTGAGTGATACCTTAGTCTCATCGTCATAAATAACCACCATGTGACCCGAGATAACAATCAGAATCTCGTGCTCGGCGTGCTCGTGACGGGAGAAAAGTGAACCGAAAGATGCAAATGCCCTCTGCACAGCAACAACATCATTGTGAAATAGGCCAAAGCCTATCACGGTTCCACACTCAACACTATACTCTATAACGCCATCATTTGAACGATTTAACATATCTGTTAAATGCGGTGTTAACTCTTTTATTACTTCAATATTTTCCATAGCTGTTCCTGTGAGAAGGGGAGCTAGCCGAAACTAGCTCCCCGGCTCCCCTATTCCCTGTACTGTGGCAAAAGCTCCGCAGTCTTTGCAGTCTTGTGTGTAACGAAAGATCCCAGGAACGTCACAAGTATTTGTCCCATCAACCCTGCCAACTCCACAAGAGCTACGTACTGCTCATTGGCTACATCAAGGCCACCAATTTCAACGGCAAGTGTGAGAACAGCAGCGATGATAATACTGCCACCCATAGCAAGAATGCCGCCAAAGGAGTCCTTCACGATGCCGAACGCTTTCAAAACTTCAATGAGAGCGCCCAAGAGAAGACCAATTCCACCAGGTACTGCCAACCAAGTCCATTCCATTTTGCTTACCTCCTACTAGAATACTACCATCTCGATTGTCGAAAGTCAATACTACCAGGGATCGACCTCATTTGAGCCCTGGCGTATCCAGTTCACCGCCTGAATGGGTATTGGACCACTCATCGCGGCGGTGCCCATCACAAAGATCCACACATTGTCCATCACGACGCTCATATCGTCACTGCCGAAGGGTGCCCACATCTGACCATCTATGCTAAAGAAGCCGTAATAAGCGGTTCCGACTCTGGATATCCTGAGATACACCATAGATGATGTAAATGGCCCATCCTCCTCTGTAGCGCCTACCTCCCCACTGCCACTGGTGACGTACTGATACTGATAACCCCCTGCCTGGGCATCATAGCACATATAGGCGCAATTGCCAGCGTTAAAATCCGTGTCGTTGTCATTGAGGCTCACGCCAACAATCAGCTCGTCAGAGCTAACACTGCCTGCAAGGTTCACCGAAGCAGCCACTGCCAATATAATGCTATGCCCATCAGGGAGAGTATAGTCTTGCCGGAAAAGAACCTCATCGTTGTCCCTACCCTGAATGAGGAGCTGTCCTGAACGAGTGGAGAGGTCATAAAGTCCATTCCCCCCGGCTAATACTCCAAACAGATCCACTGCGCCCAGCGTACCATCAACAACAGTCCATTTACCGTCCAATGACCCACTGGTAAAGTCATCATCAAATGAAGTAGAGAACTCCTTGGGCTCATCTATATCAAACTTCCAGACGGGAGGGTAGCAGAGGGCGTTGATCTCCGATGGAATCACCTCACTGGTGAACTGTGCATCACTGTTCAGAGCTAGTAAGAAGTTGGCAACCGGGGTGCCTGAAGCACTATAACCATCTACAGTAGCCGCATCTCCACCAGACACACCTCCCCCAGTGGATAACCACACCCACTGACCCACTGCGCCATCATAATAGCCCTGTCTGCCGGTATCCGTGGCATAGGCGATCATACCGGCGTCGGTATGATCCGCCTCTACATTCGCCCTGGTGTCCTTGTAAACGGTTAAAGGTGCTCCTTTCGTCTCTTCACCGACAACAGAGTCCCAGCCGGAAACAGTCCCTGATATATGGGGTGATCCTCTCAAGTACAGGGCACTCCCAGCCATGCCAGTCACGTCTCCAGTAACGGAGCCACTGTAAAGGTAGAGATCGGAGGCGGCTGTAGCGCAGATGTCCCCTGTTACCAGGCAATTATCCAGCGAAACAGTGCCACCCAGGAGCTCTGCTGCGTAACCGCTACCCTCATTCTCTACGGTGATGCTGCACCGGGACAGCCCACCAGTGTGTATCTTGATCCCGGTGAGATCCCGACCTGTATCGCCAGCATCTCCCTTGATTGTGACATCCGTGAAGTAAACCATGCTCACCTCACTGCACTCCACTATTGGGAAGGTGGGTTCGGAGGCAAGAGAGTCTGTAAGTACACCCTCCAGGATGTAACCAGAGATGGAGCAGTTGGCTAGGGCGGCTAGAACCGGGTCATTCTCGAGACCAGACCCTGTCACACGCACATCCCCACCATATTCCTGGAATGTGGGAGCCTGTCCAATTAAAGTAGTGCCACTCTCAGTAAGAGTGATGTCCTCCCCATAGTCCCCTGGAGCGGTGATGATGGTAGTGTCTGGGTTGGCACTGACGGCTGATTGAATGATAGAGTAATTTCCACCGGCAGTGGCTACTATGGTGTTATTGTTGACCTCCAGGCTTTCAGCAGTTGCCAGAGAGGTGTCTCCAGCCCACTCCGTCCACCCGGAGTAGTGAGCGCTGCCTGTGGAGACATCGTATCTGATGCCGCGCACCCGAATGTACTGAGTTGCGGGAGATGCGGCGTGATAAAAGAAATAAGAGCCGTAAGTATAGAGTGTAGATGCACCAGATTCGGAGGCTGAACTATTATATTGTACCTGCCAGCAGACAGTACTACCCGACCAGCTTTGCCAATTGGCTACAACAGCACCAATTGCCCCAAAAACAGTGAATCCCGACGGCGGGTGCAATTGGCTAGATGCAGCGCCACTAGCCAAATATCCGGCTGCTTCGGAAACGTCCAAAATACGTGCTACAATCACCCATTCCTGAGAGTCTGCGATGTTGGCGACAAGAACCTGATCCCCACTCCTGAACTCAACCCCGTCAGCCGCCTTCACATTGCGGATTGCGCGTGAGGACTGGCCTGACAAGCGCACACTGGCCCTGGTAGAGCCGGGAGGACGGTTGGTGACATAGCCAATCGTGAGATTTGGTATGCCTTCTCGCCTACCTGCCCTTCTGACAGGCATAACTCTTGGTTTTCTGCCGGTGGTCATAAGCTCAACTCCAGGTAAACTTGTGCCTCTATCTGACAGGCCACCTCAACACCCCCCTCAGTCTTCATTAGAACGGTGCCAATCGACAAAACCCTGTAATCGGTACCATCTATGGTGATTCTGTCATTGGGCTCGAGTGTCCAGTTGGGAGGCATCCTCACACGAACCGAGCTCTTCCTCTCCTTGAAGTCGTGTAGCACTCTAGCCGTCTCGTCGTAGGTCTCCCACTCAGTCATAATGTTAGGATCGTTGTGAATGATGAACCTGTGCATCCTGGCCTCGCCGCCGGTATCATCAAATCCGTCAGCCTCATGTAGGGCAGCTTGCACCCTGGCGTGAGTGGGTGCTACGGCACTGGTTCTATTAGACATTCTGACGATACTGGCATAGCCGGAGGGCGCTGTCCAATCCACGTCCCTGTTCCCAGGACGCCACACCCTGACGGTGCCATCGTAACGGGTCATATACTGTAGCCTTGTGGTGCCTACGACACGGGAGATACCTGACCCAGGGGTCTTGCCCACATCTATGGTGGTCCATTCTGCAATACGGTGAATTTCTGATATGGTTAGGTTATCCACCACAAATGTGGCGTCGTGATAGACACCAAACCCTACTCCATCGCCCTCCCAGTCGAGCTCTGTCTCTCCAATATCCTTGGCGAAACCCACCAGATAGCGCCCATCGGCAAAGAGGCCCACTTGTAGCCACTTCCGCTCATCATCCAGACTGTCAAGGGAGTACTTTACCTCCACCTGGATGCGAGAAGCGCTAGTACTTATCCCGTATGGCATAGTGGAGAGGTCGTGCCCCACACCGTCACTGTCCACATAGGCCACTCCGCAGGTGGCAGTACCCCACCAGGCCAAAAAGCACTCTGATGTGGTCTGATTGTGCCGGAAGCAGAACGCACCCTCTCCAGAAATCCTGTCAAAAGAGGCTAGAAAGGAGGGGGGAACCTGGGTATCGTGGTACATAGACTGCCAAGAGCCAACAGCCGCCGTACCAGTGATGGAGAGCTCCCCGCCCACAATGGTGCCTATGTTGTCATCGTCAGTCCACTCACTCAGATCGCCCCCAAAGGTCTCGTCTATTTTATTCTGAAAGTCCCACTTGTGAGCTCCAGAGTAAGCACCCGCCCAACGGATGCTATCCTCCAGCGTCATTGGATGCTTGTGATCGGTGAAGAAAGACGACTTGAACTTTACGCACTCATAATCTGTCATTTTAGCACCTGGATTCCACGCCAACTAACTCCGCCAGCAGCGTATGGGATCGAGTCGGTATAAGCTGGTCCATTTGTCACGTTTGACCCTGCTTTTCCAGAGGTGGTGGTGTGATCTACGGTGGTATCCGCCGCCAGGATGTGATGGCGAGTCGTTGAGGCGTGGCTGTGGTCACAGTTATTCGCCCCATAGATCAGCATACTGTCATCGGCGTCATTCACCCAGGAGGTACCACCCTCAGAGGCGTAGCACATGACATTCCAGTTAGAGAAATCGGCTATACCATTGGTCAGAGTCTTGAAACGCAAGGTGGTTATGTAGTATTTTGCCATTCTCGCCGGGACAGTAGTAGGATCACCAAGTTTAATCATCTTGGCATTAGCCGCAACACTACGATCATAGCAGATAAAGTCAGGTCTGTTGACCCCCAACCTCAGCCCAGTAATAGCATCATGACCACACTCAAATGTGTCAACCCCACTACCCACATTCTGCCATAACCATAGGTCGTATTGGGTAAACTCAATGGGATGTGTCACCTCGTATGCTTGCATGTGCAGTATATCGGGTTCGGTGTGATTGAAATTGCCAAGAGTGTCGTAGGTACCCCGGTAATTGCCGACCCTCTCGCTCCTATCCACCCAGTTGGCGGCTCCATCATCACTGTAGTATATGCACACACCCCACGGAGTGTAGGATCTGTTAACTAGGACGAACACCTTGCCGCCATAAGCGTGAATGGAGCAGATACGGTAGAATAAACTGCCTGCTTCATCGTACTTCACCTGTCCCATATTCTCCCATGTAGCCCCATAGTCGGTAGACTTGGCTACAAAGGGTACCCTGGCGGCTCCGGTAGTGTGCTGGAACAGGACGTAGATGTGCCCATCATTCTGTGGGTCTGTGTCGAAATAGAGAATCTGTGCCAGGGCGAAATCCCCGGTGAACTGGTCTATAATCATGCTTCTGTTGAGGATCAAACTCCAGGAACCATCACCCCCGAGATCAGAGGTGGTGCGTACATACAGCTCTCGACCATCCTCAGTCAAGCAGTATTGCCGATAGGCTCTATGGAATGTATCAACTCCCAGTAATCGTATATCCGGCTCACCGGCACCATCAGGCAAGCCGGTATTAGCTGCCGTCCAGGTAGGCATTGTACCACCGGGTTCAGTAAAATCCTCCGTTAGATAGATTCCGCCCACTTTCCCAGTCCCTCCCTGAGTGGCAACCATGACAATACTGGGCCACACGGGGTCCACAACAGGCGGAGGAGGTGGGTCAGGTGGGTCAGGATAGTAGGTTTCTTCCTCCGAGTAGCCATAGCCGCAGTATCCCATACTTCCTGACATCACAGAGATGCCGCCAAAGGTGGTCCAGTCAGCAGTAGAGGGGGTACCATCTATCTGGAAGGCAATCCTCTCTGTCCACGTCTTACCATCGGTAGAACTGTAGACTTTGATGTAGTTGTAACGGAACACCACCTTGATATAATACCAGGTCCCGAACGACCAGCCCATGTTAGAGACAGAGGCAATCACCGTGTCTACATTATCCACCCTCTCGGCAAGGATGATCTTATCGGTATCTGCCCTATAAGCGGCAAACCAGAAATTATAGAGGTCATAGCCCCTGAAGATCACACCGGCATAGTCCTGGGCATCGGTACCAGCCACGTAAATACCCGACTGAACAGCTCCATTCCACACCTCAGAGACCAGCGTGGTAAAGGCAACACCCTGGTTGGCGGTGGGTTTAAGATACAGGATGTTGTTCTCCGCCTCATAGTAGCCCACGAAGGCAGCGGTGTGCCTCAATCCAGACCACTTGGTACCGTCCATGCTCTCAAAGTCATCCCCACCTATCTGGTGGCTCTCCCTCTCCTGCACCGTATCTGCACGCAGAGAAGTTGTTCTACCCAATTCACACCTACCAGTAAGGACAAGGTGATCCGTGGGGATATTACGATCACGGGAGATCTCATACAGGTCGGCTACGGCAGTATCTATGATATAGTCTGATGCGTCGATATGGTAGCCCTGCTTGACCCGCATCTGCCACATTATCTCATCATCGAATATGTCATTATGAACGCCGTTGGGGTTACCCAAAGTGATAGAGACTTCCTTCAGGTCCCCCATGCGGGTGTCCACGGAGAGGCAGTAGTCAGAGAGATCATGGATTATGTAGGGATCTCCCACGTAGCCGCAGGAGTAGGAGCGCATCTTTTTCCCGGTGGAGTCCACCAGATACGCATATATCCCACGCTTCAGTAAAACAGCCGCCGTACCCACAACGCTGGACGGCATAAGGTAGGGCATCTCCCAGTCCAGCCCTGTCCTAGAGCGGGAGAGAGCCAGAGAGTTGTGAGGGTAGTTCTCTGTGCCATCGACACGCAAGTAGGTCATGAACATGAACTCACCGTACTTGGATAGACGCAGATTTGTTCTTGCCGGGATAGTCGGCTGGTTGTCCACTACATCAAACTCGTAGTGGTCACTCCATCTACCGTTCTGATAACGTATAACGGCTATCCCCTGCACTCTTTCATAGAACCTCACTGTCTCCGTACCGTCAACCCTCATTGCTATTAACGGCGGAAAGTCTGTGGTGAAGGCTATTATGTCATTATCGGAGGCTGCTCCATCATCCAGTTGGTTGCCGGTGATAGCGTCGAATGAGCCGGGTCTGAAGGGCCAGTAGATATCACTATCCGTAGCCGTCCATACAGCGGCGGCATAGTTGAGTACCCCCAGTAGGAGGTTATGCTCCGCCGTCTCATACATATAATGCACCCTCGTGAGGGTAGTCGCCGCGATAAAGGTACAGTTGTTGATAGCCTGTACTGATTGGGAGGCCCCCCAAGTCGCCCCCTTATCAGCACTCTCGAAATACTCGATGCTGGTACCATCGTAGTAAAACACCCTGGCGGTGTTGCCATCTACTGCCAGAGAGGGGGGAACCGTCTCGTCAAGGTTTACATCAATGAGTATTTGTTCTGTCCAGGTTTGATCGGCAGCATCTTCATCAGCCAGGGTTGCGATGTGAAGGCCACCCCCCTGTGCCCACGGATCTACCACCCAAGCCTTGATGATGGTATCACCGCAGACAATAGCGTCAACCTCACTTACCGGCGCGTAGCCACTACCACTCACCTCTGAGACAGATGAGATGGAGAGGCTGTATGCCTCCAACAAGAACTGGAACACGGGATCTCCCGTATCACTGACAAAGTTATCGTAGGCGGCTTGCAGCCACCAAGTGAGGTCTCCACTCTTCGTTATCATGAATCAGCTACCCGTCCTGTTGCCTCTTCTAAGATGATTGTGGCGTGATAGTACTCCAGGTGAGGATCGAGATTCCGAACATCCTGCATACCCCTGAATAACATCACACTGCGATAGGCGTCTACATCACTCTCGTCTCGATAGTGAGGCATAAAGTACACCAGTTTGCCCAGGTCCTCTGCAAGCTGAGTTTTCTCTGCCCTGGTGAGCAGTAGAACATACTCAAACCCGTCGAATACCATTGGGGTACTGCCGGTGAGGATGCGGTGTACGTGCATGGTCCCGGTGAGAGAGCGCTCCACCACAATGGCAGGTTCATACATCTGAGATAGGCCATCAAATGTCACGCCGTACTCGTTTGTTGGTAACTCTCCGGTAAGATCACAGTCTAACCTGATACTGCTATGCACACTTGCCGCCATGGTTCACCTCTAGCTATCGTTGCCGTAAATTCTGTCGATCATCAGCCCTATCTCGGCGGATTCCCGAGAGAAGGAGTTCTCGATGTGTGAAATGAAACCGTTGAATGCGTTGGTTGCTCTACCATCATCGGCAAATTGAGCTATCAAGTACTCGATGTTCTTGACGATCTGTTGCTGTAGTCCAACCTGCTTCTCGAGATCCTGGTTCATTGCCGTGTATGCTTCTTGTATCCCGTTTAGCTGCTCGTTGAGAGCGATGGACTTGTCTAGCTGCTCTGTCGAAGCCTCTAAGTTGTACTGGGCATTGAATTCCTGGATCTCTTGGAGCTGATCCTCTATTGCCCTACGCTCTTCTGTGTACTGACGGTACCTTTCCTGGTAATCATCCTGTAAGCGGAAGCGCTCTTCAAAATGTCGCTTCTGTCGCTCAAGATCTTCAGCAGCCCAGCGCTCATTCTGGTCTATTCGTCCAGCCTGTGTTTCTCGCTGGCCCTGTCCCATCCCAAAGCTGATGGCTGCACGCTCTTGCTGGCGTAATAGCCGTCGCCTGTCCCTGCCAGTGGCAAAGCGCAGGTTCTCCTGGATGTCTTCCATCTGCCAACCGAAGCCCATAGCCGCCTGGTTGCCCTGGAAAGCCAGGTCTTCACGCTGCCTCTGGAATTGGATAGGCATTCTCTGAGCTCGTACTTGCCAATTCTCTTGGAACTGGTTGTAGCCCAGTTGTCGAGACTCCTGATTGTACTCTTGGTTATAGTCCTGGAAGGTCCTGGAGAGATTTCTCATCTCCCGCGTGAGCTCAAAGGTGCCCTTGGTATCTAATGTACCACCGTAGGGCGACTCAAAGGTCCCACCGAACTGAGATACACCGCGTAACTCTAGCTGTGTTCTTTGCTGATCTTGCTGGAATGTTCGGAAGTCACCTTGGAGACTGGCCTTTTCCCGCTCAACGTCACGTCTACCACCAGTAACCAGCATTTGAGTATATTTATCAAACGCTCCTTGATCTGTGCCTCTAGGCAACTGGTATTCATCAGCGAAACCCTCGTACATGCGAGTGGTACCCATCTGCATGCCAGTCTCTGGTTCCACTAAGGGGCGAATATCCCCCATCATTCCCCTTATACTCTGTGCTCCCTCTGGGGACATGACTTGTGCCAGGGCGTCCTCGATGCCCTGTCGCAGTGGACCTGCGTTATATTGCATTCCACCACCGACATTCACCTGGGAGAATGGACCTTGAACATTGGCCTGACCAAGCATAGCCATTATGTTCCTGTCCCCGCCCATAAAGCCACTGACACCTCGTACCCCCATCATACCGTAACGCTCTGCGGCACCAGCACCAGCCCCGGCAGTTAGCGGAGTAGCTCCCATTCCCATAAACTGATTGGCAAGCCCCAATCCAGCAGTGCCTAGCTGCATCTGCCCACCTTGGTAGATATCCATCACCGCCGCTTCAGTGGTGGGGGGTTCAAACGGGATCTCCATCCCTGCTGTGCGCCGCTGTATCATCATACCTTCGATAGCTTGCGCTCTTTGCTGTACCATCGGATCGCCTGACAATCGCTCCAATCTTGGTCCCGCCAGTCGCTCAGGATTATATACATCACCCCACCGGGTATCCCCAGGAGTCTGTGTTCTTGGCTTGGAGCGACTTAAGATGTCTTCTGGCTTCATGCCAGCAGCTCTACCAAGTCCCATCCACGATTGAGCAGTCTCAGAAACTGGACCAAACTCTTGCTCTGACACGCCAGCCATGATACTGTAAATATCAAAGGCTTGGCTTGGGCGCATACCAAAACCCTCTGCCATTTTAGCGTAGGTTTCAACATCAGTGCCGCGTGCAGCCATTGCCTCGAAGCGTGGGTCCTCGTAGATTTCTCTGATGTTAGTTGCTTCGGGATCATAGCGCATCCACTGTTGAGCAAGGCCCTGTGCAGCCGTTGGCTCCATCCATTGCGGAGCATATTGATATGCTTCCTGAATGGCCTTCATCCGTTGTGGAACAGAAAGACCAGTTAGCTCTCCGCTAAGGATCGTTTCGCCTCTCTCTGCTTGTTCTTCAGAGTAGCCTTCAACGCTTGGGCCAAAGGCACCACCCATCCATCCCGGTGGCCTGAAGCGCTCCAGCCCTTGAGGTGTCGCTATTTGTCGCGTCAGATCTCGCTTTCGTTGCTCCGCTGCCGCAACATCTATGTCCTCTTCTGGCCTATTTCTTAGATAGTTGATCCCGCCATATATACCCGCTCCTGCTGCAACCCCTAAACCAAGGGGAGTAGAAAGAGCGCCAAGTCCAAGTACCCCAGCTCCCCATCCAGCAGCAGCACCCATGCCAAGTGCAGGTAATCCAATGCCAGCCGCTGTGCCCAGTCCTGTGTTTGCCATAGCTCTAGGCATCCAGCCCCAAGCCTGGTTAGTAGCAGTGCCCATCTGAACCTGGAACTGTTGTTGTCTTGCACCCGTCTCAAGTAAGCCAGCAGTGATATCGCCCATCCCAAACTGGCCCATAGGCTGTCCAACCATGGCGGCTTGCATAGCACCTTGCTGTGCTTCTGCGGCAACTGGCATAGCGCCAAACGCTCGTCCACCAGTCAGACCCCACATACGCTGTAAGCGCATGAGCTCCCATCCAGAGAATACACTTCTGAATCCGCGCTCCATGCGCTCTGTTGGTGAGGCGTCTCCCATTCCTCGTGAACCAAAGCGCTCATAGAAGCGACCTACGCGCCCTCTTGCGCCCTGATCCATTCTCTGGCCCCACCAGCGATTGGTGATCTGCTCTTCTGCTTGCCCAAGAACACCCATACCAGGCGTGGCAAGAGCTTGCTGGGCAGCTTGTATCTGTGCAGACGTAAAATCCCCCTCGCCTCTATCTGCTCTTTCGAGAGTTCTGCGTGCAGAGATTAACTTCTCAGTCATCTGCTGCTGGGCTTTTGTGAACTGCTTACCGCCGGTGACAATCGGGTCCATTTCTTCAGACCAATCACCAAGTCGGCTGGTCATTGTCTCAATTGCTCGGTTAAAGTCTCCTATCTTCACAGCACCATAGTTCAGGTTGACAACCCACTTCTTGGGATCACCTTCACCAGACTGACGTGGATCTGACGGATCTGGGGTAGCGGTGGTGACAGGCGGTAATCTTCCACCTCCCATACCGCCTGAACCGGCAGAACGTGCCGGATCGGGTGGGCGTGGGGGTGCCCCGGCTCTTTGAGCCGCGTATCTCGCGTACTCTTCCTTCGTTGGGAATAGATCGGGATAGTTTGCTGGGTCAGCGGTACCTCTTGCTATCTCAGCTTGCCACTCCATTTGTCGATCAGCGAATCGTCTTGTTTCTTCTGGTGTTTGCCCTTGCCCCCTACCAGAGGAGGCTGAGGCTGCTTTTATAGCCATAGCATCTTGCTCCTCTGGTGTCATACCTGAGACATCCAGAGGCGCTTCGCTGCCAGGCAAGAGAGCCTGCATAACGGGTGATGGAGGCTCTCCGCCTAGACGCATTCTTTCTCTAAGCGCCTCCACACGTCCCTTAAATGGATAAGAACGTCTTACTGCACCGACAGACCTTAATGATCTGCCGATTTCTGCTAGTGATTCACGGATTCCTTTGGCACCTTTCCTTTGTCCTAAATCTGCTGCGCGACCTAACACTTGTCGCCCTAATAATGTATTCTCTCCCCATTCCTGTGCCCCGCCGGGAAGAGCACCCTCCAATAAGTGTGCTATTGAGTCAATGTCACCAGACTCAAGAGCTCCCTCCACTGCTGCACGAAGCCCCTCATTACCAGCAGGGGTCATCATTGCTGCCTTCTCTCTGGAGCTCAAGCCTGGGAGATTTGATCCCATCCTAATGGCAGAGAGCATCATTCCCGTCTCTGACCTGCCGAATGGGATGCGTGACGGCTCACCAGTAATGATATTATATGCACCGCCTGTTGCAAGGTTGGCACTGCGATGCACTACCAGACTTTCAAGCTCCTTGCTCCACTTCTCAAAGTCCTGGCCCTGCATATACATATTGGAGCCCAATAGCTCTGCTGCTGCCTTGGATTCTGGATCTACCGCCGACATTTCTAGCTCTTGCTGAATATTGTAGCCATAACCCATCTGTCTGCCGACACTGGACCTCTCGCTCATCTGCCCAATAGCATCTCTAAGAGGTATTGCTGTTCTCTGGCCTATTCTATCCAGCATGGATCTAATAGTGCCAAACTTTCCAATCTCCTTGAATTGCTTGTCTCGCTGTCCTGCCTTGTCAGCCTGGGCATTTGAAAGATTGAAGTCGCGCATTTGTATCTTGAGAGTTTGGGCATCTGCTAGATCAATGCCCCACTCCCTGGCAATGGTGTAGGCGTCCTTGTCAAAGTCGCCTCTTAGTGTCTGGCCCATCTCCGCAGACAAGACTGGTATACGTGCGTCCCGAAGAGTTTCGTTTGGATGTGTGCCTATCCACTTGACCAGTCCCTTCACCAGCACTCCCGCCGTATCAGTGGTAGGCTCCCGGAATACAGAGGCAGCAAACTGATAACCGCCTGACTCGAAATTGCGCTGGAATCTTTCATATTCGGGAGTGCCAACCTTGATACCACTGGCTCTTGCAGCAGCCTCTGTTGGCATATACAGCTCTTCGGGAAGATTGGCGAAAGATGCAGCACCCATGCCACCATATAGACTTCGTGGCTCTACGCCCAGCGTGCGCTTTAGAAATTCGCCGGAGCTTACAAGACGGTGACTAGCTAGCATTGTACCAGCAAGGGCAGAGCGATACGGCTCCTCCTCACCAGTCTCTTGATACCTCATTTGTTCCTGGAGTAGATTTGCGTAGCGGTGCCTATAGGCGCTTCGTTCTTCATAGCCCAAGGTCCCTGGTACGGCGGGGACATGCCTGGGATGGGGGAAGAAATAATCCTTGCCACGGCTCTCGAAGGCGAGAGCTCCTGTGGCTCGACCCTCGTGAGTTAGAGGGATTCGTTGTAACAGTGCTGCTTGTTCTGCGCCGTAAGGGATATCCTCGGGGCGATCAACACCGCTGATCTTCATGGCTCTGCGAGTAGCGTCTTGTGTAATGTTAGTCCAGGGAAGATCCCTTGCCATAGTGTATTGGTCTGGAGCTTGCCTTAATCCCGGTATTCCTCTGCTGGCAGTGTATGCCTGGACGTTTTGCTGTCTCCACTCACGCTGCTGCTTTCCCTCACCCATCATCTGGTTGTAGAGTTGAGGGTTGGCGTCTCTTATTCGCCGGAGAGTACCCTCCCCAACAAATGGTTGACCATGCTCATAGGCCCCACGGGTGAACTGGGTAAAGAGATCCATTACCACCGCTGGATACTCCAGGGTGGCACGGTATCTCTCGCCGCCGAGCTCTTCTAATGTGCCGGGAACTATCCTATTGCCCTCTTTAAAAGCCTCAAGGTTGGCTTTAGAGATAATTTGGTCGGGGAACTGGAGCATCGTGGCGTTGTCACTAGCCATCCGATCAAAAGCTGCCATAGACTCTTCATCTGCGGCAGCTTGTTGCCAAGTGGCAGGGCGCGGCTTGCCAGTTACCCTCTCGTATTCGGCTGGAGCCATGGAGCTGTATGCCTGGAATGCCAGACCAAGCACATCCCTGGGACCAGCTTTCACCACCTGGATGTCGCTTCTGCCAGTCATCTTCTCGACATCGGCACCCACCAGCAACTCCTTACCAGAGTGCATCGAGTAGCCGATACCGCGTGTTAGAGGAATGCCCCTTCCCATTCTGACGTGTAGAGCGCCTGGCTGGTTGATGGCTCCAGGCTCAAATCTAATGTCCTGAACATGCTGCTCTTCCCAGTCACCAAACTTGATGCCGGTGTGCCCCTTGAATAGCTGTGCCCCCTGAGATCTAGTAAATGCAGTTCCGACAGGAGCTATATCCTCTGGCACCACCCCTGCTGGAATAGGGAGCTTGTGATACTTGAAGTCCCCGGCGGAGCCCAGATCCTGCTTAATGTAGGACATGCCCTCGGGAGCAAAGCCGCCAAACACCACAGCAGTGCGAAGAGTCTGCCCCTTCTCGGGAGCTTGAGAGGTTGGCCCTGTCAACCACGGAGCCTCCTCTATCTCCATGTCCTTGAGATAAATCTGCTGATAGTTCGAGATTGCTTGCTTAATTCGCTTGGGGAATTGTTCAGGCTTTTCTAGTCCCGTCTGAATCGCCCCACCTCGAACAGGCCATATCGAAGCACCAAGACTGCGCTCAAGATCAAGTTGCATCTTGTTCCCAGGATAGGATATCTGCCCTGGGTCCCATGTCTCCTGCGCTTTAGCTGGATCAAAGGATGATGGCAAGGGTGTCATGGTGCGTGTCATCGCACGCCCACTCTCTGTGGTTTGCACCCACTGTGTGGGGGAGAGAGCCTGCATGGGATCTGCACTACCGCCAAAGGGGGCGGGTTTGCCTATCTTGTTGTATACAAACTGTTGTACGGCTTCTATCTGCTGGCGGATAGATCCACCACCAGCCGAGCTGACGATCTCAGAAGCCTGCTGTGCGTCTATCCCCAACTGCATAGCAGCGCCGTGCACTGCTGGGGGCAACGCCCTTTGCGTGGGTCCCATGGAGCGGGAGATGTTTGCAGGTGGAGGTGGTCCACTCGGTGGAGGAACACCTCCTTGATACATTGTTGCTAGCTGACTATGAAGTAAGGAGGTCATGCCAACATCAGCCATGGCCTCGTGCTGTTGTATTCCCCACCCCTGCTCTGCGGCGATGTTGGCAAGAGAGTGGCTGCGACGTTGTGGCATAGCGGCTCTGGATGCAGCTAGAGTGTCTGCTGCTGTTGATGCTTCAAAGCCGTGCATCCCCAGGAAGCCAATGTCAAAGCCAACATTGTGACCAACGACGGGGAGATTGCCTACAAACTGAGACAGTTCTGAGACTGCCTGTTGTGGAGAGGGAGCACCCATTACCATCTGGGTGCTGATGCCGGTTAGATTAGTGATGTCCTGGGGAATTGGACCACCTGGATCAACAAAGGTTTGATAGGTCTCTCCGGGTTTTCCACCAGGACCAAACTTCCTGGCACCAATCTGGATGAGCTCGTTCTCGCCCTTCTTTACACCCGTTGTCTCAACATCCAGGACGACATGCTGCTGCTGATACGTCAACTCATTCATAGCAAAGTTGAGTGCAGCAGAATAAGACCAACCACGCCGCTCACGCATAAGCTGTTGAGCGCGTTGTTCTGCCCTGTCTTGCAGAGCTCTCCCTGGGTTATCCGATGGGCGAAGCGCCACTGCCTTTATCCTCGATAATGCCGTACATTCGCTTGATTTGATCCTGGAACTGGTTTGAAACTCTCTCGCAAGCCTCCATCTCTAACATAAGGGTTGCCGGTTGATTGGCTATACCACCAGGCCAGAACAACTCACTATGTCTTTGACAGGTACGCCAGATGCGGTAAGCCTCCGGCATTTCGGCTTGCATATTTACTGGGAGCAGCGCTTGTTTACGTAGAGCTTTCTGGAGCTCGTGGTCAGCCGTCTCATAGAAGCTCCTCTCTAACCACTCAAGAACTGCGTTCTCCAGTACATCGAGATGCTGTAGAAGGGGGTTTACTCCCCCGTCTTCGCTTCCCCCTCCGATTTCTCTTGGCTCAACCACCAACCCCAGCCGGGGTTAACAGTATACACGGCACGCAACATAGCTAATGTGGCCTCGGATGGAAGTCTTCCGTATGCTTCCTTGAATATCTGGAAGCCTCCGTCCACTTTGGCGTAAGGTCCATTTTCTACAAAGGTGAACAGTGGGCCATCTTCATCGTCAATGTTACCGGCGTCTACCATACACAGGTAGATCTCCATGGCCTGCCGTTCCCTGGGGTTGATTTCTTGGACCTGTTCCGTAGCCTCACCAGTCCACACAGTCTTTGATTTAGAGTACAGTGAACTGATCTCCATCTCATCAGATTCTGTCGCTTGCCGTGCTTTTATCCATGCTCTGTCGTTTTGGTCACAATCCTTCTCCATCTTAGCCACTTCTTCGCTCAGATCACCGAGATACAGCGGCTCCGAGAAGATAGGCGCGACTTTGATAGCCATTATTACACCTCTTTCTTAGTATATGTCCTTCTTTTTCTGGTTGGTTTCTTTTTTTCCTCAACAGTTTCCGCATCTTTTGGATCTTCCGCGACGACGCTCTGCTTCTGAGAGCGCTTTGAAAAATCCTCAGATGGGACAAGCCTCTCATCCTTTTCTTCTACCGGGATGTTAATCCCTTTCCCCAGTCTAGGTCCAAGCTGACCCTCGAGATGAGACAGTTTCCTTATACAAGCATTCCTGCTCATGGAAACTGTCTCACTCTCAAGATCAGCACGCACCAACTGGAGCATTTGGCCCACAGTCAGTACCATTTCTCTAACCCCCTATGGTGTTGGAAGGTTGTAGTCGGCTTTGTCGTTTTGAAGAACGATGAAAACCGGATGGTTCTCCCAACTTGATCCCTCCAACGCCAGGACGGTGCAGTTAGCCTGAACAACCACTGGTCTGTTAGGCATGATCCTAACGGGTTGAACAGTCCAAGCCGCATTATCCTCGTTCGGGTTGGACAGTATCCGAATACGATACGGTTCAGATCCGGTGATGTTAACTTGACTCGCCAACATCACATCTATGTCTGCCTTGTAAACCGCACACTCAACATTGGAATCTGTAGCCGTAACCGCAGACCCAGCGAAAGTGCTGACATAGAAGTCCCAAGTGCTCACCAGGAAGGAAGCCGTCACCGTCATCGTCCTGTTGAGATTCGGGAAGTCAACAGGATGTGTGGTTCCTATGATGATTGATTGGGTTGGAGGCAACAAGATGTTACCTACCGTGATCGTAACCGCAGTGACATCGAATGCCACGTCTTCCACGTTAAAGTGACCATCACAACTCGTAACGCCGAACTTGTCAAAGTCATCGTTGACGAACGTACCCCAGCTTGGATCAAAGTCAAAGATGTAGTTACTCTGCTTCAATCTAGCCAGGAAGTCAACGTCTACTTGCAAGGGCGCTCCGGCGGTTGCCGTGAGCGTGAAGGTAGCCATCTTTCCATCTTGGAACGTCTCGCCCAAGCGCAGCGCCGTGGTCGAATGCGGAAGCAAACGACGTAGCGTGAGCCACGGGACGAAGTACTGATCGTCAATGTTGAACTGGAAGATGTGGCTGTTGATACCAGCATCAGCGCCGTGTACCCCGCCAAGGATGGCGAGATTCTCAGCTTTCGTATCCGCAACTGTGCTGACATCCCCCATTCCAGCCAATAGCAACCACCCCAGCCGATTGTCCAAGCGTGGGATCATTGTCACTGGGCCAGCAGCCCAAGTGCCGGTTGCATAAGCTCCTGTCGCCAGGGCTCGTCCACCAATCTCCGGTGGAAGAGTTCCCATAGTTTTAACAGGGGAGATACCAACGTCGGTTAGAGGGAAATATGAAAAGTTGTCGTTGTTCGAGACCACATGCTCATAGCCCAGGGCCATCTTCAAGTAGTCAGAGACACCTTGGCCTCCACCTCCCTGTTGAATGCCCAAGCCAAACCTGGTCTCATTTGGCATTTGTAACCCAGCCATAACCTATCCCTCCTAGCAATTGGTGTAGCTGACGTAAGCGACAAAGTCAACCCATCTAAAATAGACAGAGACATCGCCACCGCCGCTAGCATAGCCAATCGCTCTAAAAGTTTGCAGTTTGAACATGACATTACCGTAACTATCCGTCAAGCTCCGCACATCTGGATGGAGATTGATGGCCTGTTTGACACGCTCCACGACTACCGCGCTAATCCACATAGCGTCAGCATATTCTAGATCCTGACGTATATTAACTTGCACGGCTCCCATTATCTGATCCACTCGCCCACCACCGATAGTCTCATCCGGGAAGTGAAAGCCTGTAACACCAGTCTTGCCTGTGATAGCCGAGTCTTTGTCCATCGTTGGGCCAAAAGGGTGTTGCATGTGAATAGATACTACGATTTCGTCAGCCAACTCCTCCGTAGGCTTACCAAGAATAACGTGGTCTGACATTGATGGATCGTCGTCATCGACGTTAGTGATGCAGTACTCAGTACATGCACCCTCCAATCCATCGGCAATCATCGCCTCGAGAGTGGTCGGCACGTTATCGGGACGTGTCATCCAGACCTCTCCATGTTTGCTGGTGGGTGTAGAGACAACAGCATATTGTACCAATTGAGATGGTATAGTGCAGATTGTGCTCTTGGATTGTGTTCCGGGTTGCCTGACTCGATGCGGATCTTGTACTGATTGATATCAGATGCAAAGACCTCCATCGGCTGCATGATATTAGCAGTGGTCAGGTGCGCCAATGCCAACTCTGCCCATCTTGGTGTCATCAGCACATCTTCGCCAACCGTCTCGACATTATAAGTAACGTCTGGATAATAAGCCCAGTAGTAAAGGGTAAGATCCGTAGCACCGACAGTGTATTCATTCTCGAGAATGATCTTGTCAGCCCACACCCAATACTCCAGTACCTCATCATCTACGTACCTAATGTCGCCTGGACGACGGCGCATAGGCTTCCACCAACGCTCCTCCGTAGAATCGTATATGCCGTCTATAGCATAGTAGTCTTCTGGTAAAAGCGCTGAACGCCCTCCTGCTAGGAAGGACAGAGTGGCATATTGTTGCAGCGGCGTGTGGTGCACAAACACCCGTTGTGCCCAGTTCCACGCCTCTATCCTGAGAGGCAATGACTTTAGATTCGTGCCATCTGCCTCCCAGGATTTACCCAGAAACAAATCCAGCTTATCGTTAACTGAATCCCATGTTCCAGTTGCCATACTAGTAGCTCACAGCACCACGGTTTCCGAAGCGTCCAGCGGCGTACCAAACCTCAAAGAGGTCCAGTGACCACGGGTTGACTTCGCCATACCAGTTAGCCGTCACACGCTCAATCGACGGGAAGTCCACGTCGTTATCGGTGGGGCGGTTGAACTGGATGAAGCTGCCATCAGTGTGATTGCGCTTTACGAACTGCACCATTTCCCTTGCAGCGACTATGACGATGGGGTGAATGTGCTGGGCCTTGGTCACGTAAGCATACACCTGACCATGGGTAGCATCATTGAACGCATCGAGATACTGCTCGGTGATGGGTTTGCGGAACGTCAAGCGTTCGTTATCCTCATCAACACTGTAAACCTCCGCAAGGAAGGTCTTACCGTGTAGAGGATCACAAGCGTTCGTGACACCGTTTGCACTGGTGCGCTGTGTGTGAATCGAGACAAAGTCACCAGCAGCAAACTGGGACGTGCCTAGATCCGTACAGCTCACATAGTGAACCATGTCACTGGAGCTCTGTCCTGCCAGCCACACACTGTCAACCAGTGTGCTATCAGGATCAGGTGCGCCATCTCCCCATTGAATGGGAGCGTTAACGCCTACCTGCCTGGTGATATTGCCAGCATTCCATTGCACCATGGTGTGCCCCGTATCCTGGATAGTCATGTTGCGATACTGCACACGACCACCATTGATGATCCGATCATCCTGCAACTGTCGCAGGTCGATCATCCAGTCTTGCTCCTCAGAGTTCCAGATACTGTCATAGACACCAGTGGTGACCATCACGAGTACTGAGCCTCGGAAGTTGCTTCCAGGGACGGGTTGTGCGTAGTCGCCCCAAGCCTTCGTAGTCTCCTCTGCACGATAGCTCATGCGGAGGGCGATGTCTTCCAACATCTTGACGCTGAAGGCACTTGCGGCGGTGGTGCCGATATCGCTATAGTCAGCAGTGCCATTCACGAAGGCCCTACCGTCGAAGATAAACTTGTGAAGAGCGTTGTCGAGAATGCCGTCACGAGCTACCTTCTCGGTAATGCCGACGATCTGGTCGGCTAACTGAGCTTGCAATACTCGGCTGATGAACTGATCGCTGTCGTTGCCGTACCGTGTGACCATCTCATCCATTTGATCGTACTGAGCCTTAACGCCCCAGCGATAACGTGCACGCAGCCTGCGCTGTCGTGTGTCCACGTATAGCGGGTTCATCATTCTCTGGTATCGACCAATGGTTTCGTGGTTCACATGGCTTTTGACCAACTCAGCTCCCGCGTACCAATAGTCGTTCCAACCAACCCCCGCTGGCATCGTCATTGTCGAGCCAATGAGAGGGGTGAACAACACGTCGGTGCCGTGAAAAGCTACGTCGATCAAGGCAGAACGCTCATCCCAACTATTTTGATCCCAGATCCGAAATGGATGGGAGTCGAGGTATTTTTCAACTTCGCCTGCCATACTTAATCCTCCTTAGCCGGTTGCTGCCGCATTCGATTTGTTGTACTGCTCCCAAGCCTCCCTAAACTCATCCATCAACCCGCCCTCTCCCGAGTTCATTCTGTCCTTTATCTCCATTGCTTTGTTGTAATGGAACTGAGGACTGTCCTGAACGGGTTCAGCGGGTGTGGGAGCTACTGGTGCAGCAGGAGGTGGCGTCTCTTGCTGGGGGACGCTACTATAAAGGGTTGCAAGACGCGCAATCTCTGCACGCAGTGCATCTCCCTCTAAAGTTGAGTTCTCCACGAGATTTACTAGAGGGTTAACTAACACTTTCGTGGGTTCTCCCTCTCCCTCTGCGGGGATCTCTTCTTCTACCTGCATACCAAGCAGCGTTGGGTACTCAGTCAATATTTTGTATTTGGTGGCTAACCCGGCTTCTTTACTAAGATTGTCGATTTGTTCCTGGAGGTCGCCAATGGCTTCGATCTGGGGTTGTAGATCTCCAACCTGGGTTTGCAGGACGAGTATACTCGCATCTCTTTCGTCCAACTGTTGTTGGGCGGAATCGAGGCGGGTTTTAAACATCCCCTCTAACTCAGCTTTTTCTTTCTGCAACTGCCCAATCGCACCTTCGCGACCATAAAACTTATCTTTCCACTTTTTCCCGTCGGCATCCACAACATCTGAATTCGGCTTGGAAGAAGTAGTTTGCTGGCCTGAAGGCGGCGGAGTGGGAGTAGTTACAGCAGGAACAGGTGTTACTGCCGGTGCAGCATTTCCATCCGTCACATTCGTGGTCTGCTCTTCAGTCATTTAACTCTCCTGCTAGGTCCACTCTGAGTTAAGCGGCTCGTTGTAGCTTGGTGATACCAAGAACACGATGGCTTTACCCTGAGTAGGTACTGTTTCTCCGATGGCGACAATTACTGCGCCACCCTCTCTGTAGTACTGAGCGCCAGTGGCCCCCGCCGAAATGTCGCTTGCCTTGTTAATGTAAACGGCATTCGCATCTCGGAACCACAGAGCCGTAGTACCTGGAGCTGTGGTTAGGTCCAAGTCCACCGCATATCCGTCAGCGACATTGGAGTCACCGATATCGACTGTATCCGCACCGTCGCCATCGAATGCCTCATCGAGACGCAAGAAGCAGTCTACGATCAGAGATCCGCGTGGAACCAGACAGTTGGTTACAACAGCAGTTCCGCCAGTATTGCTGGCGAGGTCAGCGTAGTCAAAGACATACGTGAGCCAGCGAGTAACTGGGGACTTGCCGGTATCGACATCACTGGAGGCGTCGCCTTCCAGGACATCACGGTAGGAATGGACTTGTTTGAAGGTCACGTATGTGGTATCAGTGGCCCTCTCTTTGCGTGCAAAAATCGCATCAGCCATACTTATTCCTCCCTTATCTCGGCGTGTCTACTTCTAGTGAGAACACGCAGCTTACATCAACCTCACCCGCTGAGTTTGAAGCGCCGACTACCGCATAGATATCGGTAACCGCCGTCGTCTCGTGACCCGGTAAAAGAAGATGAACCCCAATGTCAATATTTCCTACTGCGGCTACCGACTCACCGTCGATAATCTCATTGCTGCTGGCACTGGTAGTACCAACATCTATGGTAGTTGTACCGCCACTAAAGGCTGTTTTGACATTTACAATCCAGTGGATGATCCGCGCTCCCGCCGGGAGAGTAAACATCCTGGCAGCAGCTATATCACCAAAGACAAGTGTAAACGTCGCTTCTCTTACGGCTCGAGACTGTAGAAAACTGGTAGTAGTTGCCATACAACCCTCCTACTCATCTCTTTGAATATGCCTGTTCTTTGATGCACGTCTCATTCTGGGAGTCAAGTCCCCCACATCACTGCTAGACATAGCATCTTTCCACCAAATGCTGGTGGCTGGCATATTCAACACCTTGTTTGTGCGTCCAGAACCGCAGATGGGACAGGTCACGGCAATAGGTTTCTTGTCCTGGCTGTATCTCACCTCAAATAACTCGGCGCACATATCACACAGATAGTCATGTCCAGGTTTTCTTATATCACCAAGAACTACCTGGCCTTCGCTGTTGAACCTGAGAGTATCACTACGCTGTTTCATCTGGACTCAACTCATTCGGAAGTTCGGGGGCGGTTATCTTGACCCTCCCATTGAACTTCCACTTCGCCTTCAAGTAGTGATAACGTCTATTGAGGATATGCCAACCTCTTTCGGTTGGCCTTTCACTGGCGCTGTCCTCACTGAACACTGTTGGCCCCAGTGAACCGAACTGGTAGAAATCTGGATACGTTTCTGTGGTGTCTAGCACCCTGTATAGAGCTCCACCAAACTCTCCGTAACGCTCAAACTGAGATGGCTGACCATTGGACAGCCACGCAGCATGTACGGTATCATAAACCGTGTCACCCTGTACTATCTTGACACTACTGGGCTTGGACATATTCCCTTACATCCTTCACGGTGATCTTTCCATTCTTTCCTGTCCCTTCAAGTATGGCTAGTGGTACATCATGCTCTTTAGCCATTTTCCTAGCGGGACCCGTTGTTATTACTTTCTTCTCTGCTGGCAGTTTTTTCCCTTTCTTTAAAGGCCATTCGCCGCCCCGTTCCTGCCAGATCTTTTCCTCCCTCTTCAACATAAGGAGTAATGGCCTACGGATGCTAAAGCCTTCGTTGGCATCTATCTCCAGCTTTTGGCGCAGGAGCCCCAGGGTTTTCACACACTGTCGCAGTGCAAAGATGCGCTGACGCCGACGCCATCGCCGGTTCTGCCGCATCACAGTCAGGATATCCTCTTTAGTCTTAATAACCGGAATCATTTCTTCTTTTTCCTCCGCGCTATAGTCCTACTTGCCTTGGCGAATTGTGCCTTTTTACGGATAGACGGATTTTTACTCCTGAGACCTTGGGCGATACAGGCGGTGGTCACGCCACCATATCCCACCCTCTTTCAATATGCGGTAAAGCTGCCAGCAGTACCCCTCTTCTTGATACTCTTGGAAGCCTTGCCGATCCACTTCTTTTTCTTAGTGGTCTTTCTTTTAGTCATTACTCTGCCGCCATAACTATCACGTTATGAGAGACTGTATCTGCGTTAACAATCTGAAGACTGACGACATCCATACCATCACTGATATTCGCGATGAAGGCGAAGGGGTTGGCGCTGATCTCATCTCCGCTGCCAGAGGTTTTGAAGCTAATCCCCTCATCCCCCCACACCCCGACAAACTTTGGTCTAGTGATCGTGCCAAGGCCAACAGGCGTGGTTGAGCCGGGGCTCACCAGGAACGGTAAGCCGCCATACCCCTCCGTTAAAGTACCTGTCTCCGCCGCCCTGGGACCTGGTGACGAGACAGTACGCCCATCAGCAAGGATATTGATAATCATTTTAAGAGAATACGCATCTGGCACAATCATACCGACCTCCTACACGTTAAAGGGAATAGGATTTTCTGGGAAATTGAAAGCCCCGATGGTAGCCAGGTATGCCACAGCATCCTCACACACCGACATAGCAGCATCATTCTCTGCCATGAAGAGCGCCAAAGAATCCCCATCCCACCCAAGCACCGGCTCAAAGGTTGAGTTAAGACTTGACACCAGCAACGCCTTGTAAGCCTGGTTCCGCGCAGCGCCGGGGTCCATGGCATTAACCACAGCCAAGTCAACGTGATGGATCTGAATCTCTTTGCGTCTTCCGCCAATCACACTCCAACCATCCTCTGGCAAAGCGTCGGATGGTCTGGACACCGCAGCAGTTTGATGCTTGATTACTCCAGTCCCATCGTTCTTGGCCTCGAGAGCCTCCAACTGATATCTGAAATCATACTCTGTCATTTTGTCCCTCCTGAAAATTATCAGAAAAGTCTTTTCCTCTACTAGATAAAATACCGCACGATCCACTCACTCATACTCTCCTATGGCTCAAGGAATACGGCGTCAATTTGACCCAGCGACCAAGCATCCACACCCCAATGGATATTGGCGGGAAAGTCACCAAAGTTTATCGGTGTATTTATTGTAGACCTTACAACACCATCAACAAGAAGCTGCATTCGAGTAGGAACAGTTCTAATCTCAAACAGGTATTCCGTATCGGCTGCAATAACTCCCGTTGCGTCCCAGTTTGCGCCGTGAAAACCCCCGCCATCGTCAAAACCGAGCCTAATGGTTGTGTCAGACACACAATCCACATAGAGATATTCGCCGCCCACACCCTGCCAAGCATACATCCATACATCACCGCCGAACTTTTCAAAATCGCCTGCGCCGTGCCTTGGAATACAACGCCAGCGAATGCGGAATCGCGTTGGCGTCATTCCTAAAAGGGGCTGAGCTAAGTCATCCGTTCCATCCACCCGAATCCCGCCGCTTTCCAGGCTGTTCGCCTCCGACGCGGGGGTGACGGTGAGGGATACGTCGTCGAGACGGAAACCATAAACGTCATCAAAACGACCACTGGAGCTGGCTTCATGACTACGCAAAGCAAACCAGCCACCGCCACTATCTTGTCTCACAACACCAGTAAGGTGTTGCCACACATCGCCAGAGGCTTCAAGCTCTGCTCTAGTGCTGAGTGTGTTTTGAATCGCTCGTTGACTAGCATCGCGCAACATAATATTGCCTGCGGTTTCACGCGCCCACCCACCTATGCCAACGAACGCCGGAGCCGGAGCAAAACTAACGCTGTAATAAAGTGCAGAAGCGTTCGGTGCGGTAACAAATTCCACGCAAGACGAGTCAGAATGCGGCTCTGCATTATCTTGAACCGAATCCCCTGCACCAAGACCTGAATTACTCCACCCCATCGGAATGTACGTAGGTCCAATTTCTTCTCCTGTGTCGTTAGCCGTGATCTCGTCAATAAAGATCGTACCTGATCCGCCAGTCCCAACTGCTTCTGCCCCCACACGAACTACGTCCATGTTTGCGAACAGGTCCCAGTTGTCTATACCTGTGACTGTCCCCTGGTCCACTCCATCAATCCACCACTGTACCGTCCCATCAGCGGCGACAGCGCCTGTCGCTCTAACAACGTGGAACTCTACATAGTGTGGATCATCCGTGATTTCTGCCGAAACGTCACCGCCTCCGTAACCGGCGTCATCGCAATAGTGCATCTTGAAGGACGGCGCTCCTGCATCATCCCTAAGAGCGATAATGCATGTGTAAAGTCCAGCCCCGGTATCCAGCCACTGCGCCAACCTTGTTTCCTGAGTGTCGTTTTGCGTATACCCGTTAGGGTCAACAAAAAAGCGGAGCCTAAACTCGTCAGACGCTGGGTTAGTCTGGTTCTTGTCAGCATACATGACGTTAGCATCATCAACAAGGAACGAGATGCCGTTAGAAGAACCGGCTAATGCGCCAGCGCCTCCCACTGTCATATCTCCGTCCACATCCGTGGTGGCGTCGAACTGGGAAAAGTCTGCTGTTTCAAGATCAATGTCCCACAACCGCTGATCTTCCATTGACGGATTAGTGACAAGATTCTCCTGAACCTCCGCCTGGTTCCAGTACAGCACGCCCAACCCCGCCGCGTTACGCAGATGCACGCTCATCTCCGTACAGCCTGCCGGAAGCTCCCAGGTGAACGTCTCGCACCACACCCACGTCGGATCAGGGACGATCATAAACACATCGTTCGTGTCCCAATCGTCGTCGGTGCCGCCAGACAACACACCTGTGATCGTCGTCATGTCTCCTGACACAGCGGTGATGGTAGTGCTTGATCCATCGGTGATGTTGTATAGTGCAGCTCCTATTAGGCTCTGAGGGAAAGCGCCTGTCGCGACGATGAGAGTTGCGCTGTTGTTCCCACCGCTGTGAACGCCTGTGAGCTTGGGTCCAAGGAAGTTGGTGATATTAGCCGCGCCAATCTCGTCGTACACAAGGATGCTCGGCTGCGCGTTCACATCCTCATACCGAATGGGGATGCGAGCCACGAAATCATCACCCGCGCTCAGTCCTGCCAAGTTCTGGATCACCCCGTCGTTAGCGCCGTCGCTGCCGATGGCGTAGCCCCACTGGTATTCGCGTGCGCCGGGTGCGACTGTGGGCATGTCGGGGGTGTTGAGCCAGCCCTCGGAAGTTGCCGCCGACATAGAGCCGTGATAAGCGTTTCCACTTGTATCTGTAACGGTTGTGCCTTCTCCGTCGTCCATATTCCAAAGCAATTGTGCATTGGCGTCATTTCCTGGCGGGTTGGCCCTGCTGTTGGGAACAAAGGTATCAGTGTATCGAATTGAATCAGAGAGGCGAAGCCAGCCATATCTAAAATTTCTAGTCGCTGCATTACTGGCAAGAAAGTTCTGTGCAGCATCAGCTTGGTACACACCAACACCAGCAGTCGAATAAGACGATCTGTTTATTCCGTTCACATAGATTATAGGCGTATCGGTTGTGCCGCCATCAAAAGTGACTGCGATGTGATACCATCTACCAGGTTGGACTGTATTAGCCACTGTTTCTGAAGCCGCATCTGTTGTATTAAATTCAAAAGTAGTAAAGAGCGTTTTATTACTGCTGCCAAAACTAAGGGACCAGCCCAGTCCCCCCGTTTTCTTCTGAGCAATAACATTCCAGGCAACAGCATCTGTATAGCAAAAGTAAAGCTCTGCCGTAAAATCACCTGTTGGCATATCGTCAATATTGGCCCCTGATCCACCATTCACATTTGCCCAATCTGCTGTCAAGTTCAAGCACGGCGCGATCACCGGCGTGCCGGTGGGCCACCACTGTTGCTCCCACTCGGGATTGGCAGCGGTTCCGTCGTTCCCCGGCGATGTGACTTGTGCAACCACTGTTGCGCCGGTTCCGTCGTTTATATTCCACGCCTCAACAGTGTTACCGTCAGCACCAGGAAATGCGCGGGAAGGTAAGAAATCGGCTGTGTAGCGCCTAACATCAGAAAGACGCACCCAACCCATAGCGCCATTGAACGGATTGCCCCAATCACCCTCTACTCCAATCCTGAACTCTGCGGCTGCATCTGATTGATACGCACCGACAGCCGTGCCGGTGGCCTCCTCTTTACCATCCACGTATAGTGTGGCAGTGAGAGTTCCCTGATCCCAGTCTAGCGCCCAGTGATGCCAAGCACTGTCGTTGTAGGTCGGGGTAGTGTTCATCACGACATCAGTATTGTTAAAATTGATTCTTACAGAGATATATCCATTGTAGATATTAAGATAAAATCCGTCAGTGTCCCATCCACCGCTTTTCCATACAAGCGCCCCGTCGTGACCACTTCCACCCCCATCACAGCGGAACCAACCTTCCACGGTAAAGTCAGCCAGTGGTAAATCATCCAAAGCCGCCGCGCTTCCGCAGTTGACCCCTGTATTGGATGCGTTACCGATAAGCGCCCACTGCCCACCACCGTAATAGCCATCCTCCGCTATCCAGTGGTTCAGTACCGCCGAACTGTGCGGGTGGCTCCACGCCTCACCCGTTCCCGTCGCCAACGCGCCTACCGCGCTGTCAGTGGGCAGACAGAACACCGCATCCCACGAACCCGTTATCAAGCACGGGTCTGCGCCAGCACCCGCCGCGTAGATGGCGTTGATCTCATCCACTCCGCTGTTGGCGTCCACGCCGTAAGTGCCGTCGAAGAGGGGGCGGCGGTAGATGGTGAGTCCTTCGATGATGGCATTGGGTGGCTTGTTGTTTGAGTAATCCCCAACCAGCACCCTATCCATGTCGGCTGGAGTTATTGCTGTTGTGTATCCAAAAGAATGAACATCATTGATGGAAATGCAGGCATAATTAGTCCCATCTAGCGTGTTCTTGACATCCCATCTGGCCACCACATTATAAGTAGCACCTGCCGACCAGCCAGAAATATCAACGCTCGTACTAGACCAAGCTCCATCATCGTTGAACATAAAGACAAGGTAGCCACCAGTACTCTTGAAAACGTAGGCATGATTGCCTAACCCAACTAACCGGTGCTCTTTTCCATCATCACCGTCCCACTCTGGCGTTACCCAAAAAACAAAAGTGCCTTGATAGGCGTCGCCAGTGTCCTCAAAAAGATCATGGACAGCTGTTGCAACGGGACCGGTAAGCTGGTCCCTGGTCGTCACCTCAGATGCCCAAGTCCCCTGCACAATCGGGGCGGCGGTGAAGGGGCCTGGCGCAGTACGCTTTGCCATCCCTGCGGTGAAGGTGGTGGCATCCAGGTCGAAGTCGAAGGGTCTTATTCTTGTTCCGCCTATTAATCCGCGTCTTGTTCCTGTTAGAAGTCCCATTTATTTCCTTGATCTTTTTCTTTAATGGGCAAAAACCCTGGGCGATCACTTCTCATTAGGGTGTCCCTGTGTTGTAGATGGATAATAGCGTGGCCTCTGCCTGTACCGTGTCCCAAAGAGTAACACCGGCAAGCCAGCCGTGCCAAATTAGGTTGGGGATAGAGTTATCAAAGCAGCCTATATTCCAACGTGTCGGAGTTGATCCTGTCCATCCACCAGCATAGATTTGCGTAGCGCCTTCCTGAGCTCCGTTATAAAAGTACTTAACTTCATTAGCAGATAGCGACCAGCTCATACCAAGAAACATCCAAGAGGTCGTAGATATGGGGTTCTTAGCGATGTCTTTTGCCGTGTATGAAAACGTGAGTGTATCATTCGCAACCACTTTAGTGAAAAACAGTTGGTTTGCGCCACTGTCTCGGATCTGTAATGCCCTGCGTGTCACACCATCAGTCCATACACCGGCATTGAACACTTGTGCCCATATCGCAGCAGATCCTTCATCATCGTTAAATGCTGTCTCAAGAGTTGCCGAATGGATGGAACAAAAGTCGGTAGCTCCATCCCAGAACGGTGCTTGCTCTCCCCACGGCGTCAGAGTATCTCCAAGAGTCACTCCTGTGTAAGTGCCGTTTTGAGCAGGGTTGATGAGACAGGCAGCTGTTGCACCAGTCCCCTCCCACAACGGCCAGAAAGCTATGGGGTCTGTAGCCAGTACCGTGTTTACTACGTCGTGATAAGCGCCTATTCCTGATAACATATGCTTTTAGTCCTGGAGTAGTCCAACTATCACCGTGACATCATCTGTTGCCGCGTAGGTGGGTGTGTCTCTGGTCACCAGTCTTCCGAAAAGGCTTGTGGCGTCCAGGTCAAATCTTAGAGAGCATTCTATGGTGCAAACAGAGTTTCCATTACCCGAGAAGTACTCTCCCCCCGTAGTGCTGATGATAGCTACCACGTTCTCGAGATCAGCCTCCACCGCCGTCCAAGCAGCGTTGTCAGCCCCCTGGGTAAAGGTCTGGTTAAAGAGCCACAACTCCAGTTGGGAATCTTGTTCGGCGTCATCTACGATAGTCACAGTCTTGATGACCCCACCGCCACCACTAACTCTGGCGGCATTGGCGAAGGTCAAGAGCCCACCGACATTATCGTCGGCAGCGTAAGCCCCTGCTGTAACGGTGGGTATCTGGGCGATTGATATCCCCGTACTGCCCACCTGGCCTATGTGGTTTTCCCCGGCGGCAATAGTGAGCACGTCCATCTGACCATGCCTGTCACCATCGAGAAGTAATAGTACCGGGGCAATCCCCGAGATGGCACGCATGTCTGTGAATACAGGGTTGCCAGCAGCTACATCAGCGTCGGCTACCTGGAGATTTGCATTTGCGTTGAGGTTGTCGTGAGTGGCCTGATCTACAGTGAAAGAACCACCACCATCGTCTACGCTTACAAGGCCGGTTGAATCGTTGGCTATAGTGACTCTTTGCGCGGTTGCTTCCGTGCCGCCGCCCACAACCAGCAATGGATCAGTATTAAGCTCTATCTGATCTAGGACTGCGTTGTCCGTTACGCTAAGATTTGCCGTCACGGTTCCGTCTACCGTGAGCGCCCCTCCCCCATCGTCTACGCTTACCAGGCCGGTTGAATCGTTGGCTATTGTGACCCGCTGGGCAGCCGCCTCTGTGCCACCGCCTACCACAGACAGCCCAGGTTGGTCGCTGGCGACTACTACGGGGAGAGACTCTGCCATCGTAGCTTGGCCCTTGACGGTATCAAAGCCCTCGATGTCTGTGATGATGACATCTTCCACATCGCCGATGTCAACGTCAGCCAAGCTCAATCCTGCGCCCTGCTTGACGCCACGAGCCTGAGCAGTGATAGTGCCACTGGTCCAAGCGGAGACCCTGGCGCGAATGTCTGCTAGCGCTGCCGTTGGAATCCTGTAAAGTCCAGGGGCGGTTGCCGTGGTTCCAACCGTGCCATCATTGAGATTGACAGCCTGGACAGCAACCCAGTTAGCCCCGTCAAGAGAGCTCTCAAATGTGACTGTTCCGACAAAGGTTCCGGTGATCTGTATCACCGTTGTGGCATAACCCCTCACTTCAAAGGGACTGCCATTTCCTGTCGCTGCTGCTGCGGTTTGTAGATACTTCCTGTTTCCTGTCATCTGATCCTCCTGAAATAAAAAGACCCCTGAGCTCACGACGCTCAGGGGCGTTCTGATTTGTTCTTGGCGCTCTCGGCGCTCTTATTTCTCTGCTGGCAGTGTTAGCGTTGGTGCCACTGTTTTAGTTTTACATCTAGGACATACTATCTCAAGGGCGAGTGCCCAAGCCGCCGGAAGCTCATTTTTAGACTCCAGGGCAAAGGCCCTCAGCAATAGCTTCGCGCAATTTGGGCATCGCACATCAACCTTGTCTTGCAGTATAGCATATTTCTCCGCCGCAGTAAAGAGGTTAGCCACGCGATACCCTCTTGTAGAGTTTCGCCCAGGATTTATACCCTACGTTGATGTCCCTATTCTTTTGAACCCACTTCGTTCCATTTACAGCAATATTATTTCGTAGCTTGGTGTTGTGTATCATCTCCGAGAGAGCATCGTACCAGCCGTCATTCGATGTCAAGATCCCGTTGTGCATGTGGTTCACAGCCCTCCGGTACACCGGCATGTTGGTGCATACCGGCACAGCTCCTCCCCATCTCCCATCACTGAGGCGTCGTACCGACGACATGGCCTCTATGGCCTTAATTGCCGACTTGGATTTATTGAACATATCATCGGGATCTAACGAGCAGCAGATGATGTCAAATTGCCTAATCATGCCGGGATACTTTAAATAGGGAACTGGTTTGATCTGATGCAGGTTCGGCAGATCATCCAGGTAGTCTGGGAAAAACCCGGCAACAACCAGGTTAATATCCGTGCTCTCCTCAGCTAACTTCCTCAAAGCTCTCACCGGATAGATCCAGTCATCGTAGTGAGAGGCTGTTCCCACCAGCCCCACCGTTAAGCCGGGGACAGTTCTGGGAGCCTTCCTGCTCTCCTTGCTGAACCACTTGAAGTCGATGTGATTCATCAGTATGGGAGGTTTGTGGTTCACGTATCTGTGTATTCTCTTGGAGAGGAATGGGGTTGACACAGTGACCAGATCCATCGCCCCAATAGTGATCTTAAAGTCCTCACCTCTACCCAGATCACGGTAGTCGTCTGTGAGATCGTCATCTGTATCAAAGATAACCTTGCCGCCGTCCTCATGGATAGCGTCAACGAACCTGTCCAGGTACTGACGGGTGAACAGTCTCGAGATAACGTACAGATCCCGCCCCATGAGGATCTCCTCGGAGCGGGACCCGTATTGCCTTATCAATTCTCCTACCTGCGCCTGACTGAAGATGGTCACCTCGAAGCGCTTGTCTAATTCTTGCAGTGCCCTTAAAGGAAGGTAGGCCCTGTAGTAATTCACTGGGCTCAGTCCTCCATTAGGTGTGTCCCTGACAAAACCTATTACTTTAATCTTTTTCATTTGCTATCATAGGTGGCCTGTTGACTGGTGCCACTTCTGCTAAATCCCTCTGCCAGTCCAGAATCTCCTGGCGTATTCTTGTGATGTCTTCCTTGCCACGCTCTTCCACATATTCCTCGATGGACATGCCGCGTTCTCTCAGCATCTCTATCAATTCCTTGTGTCTCTCCGCCCTATCAATGGGGAGCATGGTAGGCCAGTTTTGTTTTACTTTACGTCTAGCATCTTTCTCGTTAATATCAGGAACGTCTATCCCGTAGAGTTCCAGATCCTTTTTGAATTGCTCATTCGCCAACATCCTGATGATGTCTCTGTCGATCATCGTTTTAGCCGTGCTGAAGTTGGTGCGCTCTGTCACACAGTGGGCTACACTGGTCCACATTCTCTGGGAGATTGCGGGTCCTGTGATCCTGCCACTGCTTGTGTCATCCAACCCGAAGGCGGCGGGTGACACACGCTCTATCATCATCCACAAGCTAAAGAGCTGCATAGGCCAATCGACAAGGTTGCCTGGGATATCCGGCATGGGGATGGCGTGAAGCGCCGGTGTCTTGGCATTCTGCATAGCCTTGGTATCCCCAAGATCCAAGACCAGTTTCATCGGTTGCCCTTCGTAGGACATCATCTTGAACTGCCCCGTGGTCCCGCGCATATCGGTACCATACAACACGTCAGACTTGATGGAGGCCACCAGGTCAGAGATGGACACTGTTCGGCTGTTCACCTCTCGGGTGAGACCATCCTTACCGAAGGCTTGGCTTTCGCCATACATCTCAACAGTGCGCTCGTGGGGGATGTAGTAGAAGGGGACGAATCCAAAGATGTTCTCCCCCTGCAACTCCACCTTCTGCCCATTCCCAAACTTGATGGTGGGTACTTGGTCGTCCACCTGAATCTTCCACGCATTCTCCGTCCAATGCTCCATATACAAGCACTTATCTGCGCTACTGGGAGCGATGCCGTACTTGGCTTCCGCTATATCTCTGTCAATCTCATAGCCAAAGTAACACTCAGTCATTCGCCACGGATTGAGGAAGTCCATCTTGGGGTTTATCAAAGCGGGATCTTTGATAGGTCTAACAGCCAAGCTATATGGTAAGTCGAATAGCCACGGCTCCCAGGACAGCTTGAAGGCGGTTCCCCCATAGATGTTCATAGAGAGCAGCGCCTCTTGCTGAATAGCTCCGGCGCTGGATGGCCTCCACACACCCTCGTTGATGATGTCCTCTATCAACTCTGCGCGTTCCGGGTCTTCCCCCCGACCAATAATCGACTTGACGAAAAGTGTGTCATCGTCGTTGGGGACCCCACGGGTGATGTCTCGGTGGATGTCACACGCCAGCTTATCCAGGTTCAGGCGTAATGGAAAGCGCTTGGCAGCATCTCCACTATCGCGATCTCTACCCGGCAGCAGTTCATCCAGATGCTTACCGGCATACCTGCGTCGATAAGTGTTGCTCTCACTCCGGCGCTTTATCCATTCCTCATCATTCCAAATATCTTTATCGCTCATAATCTCCTCCACAATTCATTTTACCATTAAGGAAAGATGAATGTCAATGCCTCCAATGTCTATCGTCGTACATTGGATAAGCGTTTCTGTGTAACCCGTCCCTGATCCTGTCCCTCACCCCGAACTCCAGTATGTTTATAATTGCTCTGAAGAAACATCTCTGATAGTAGATCCTCTTATCGCGTCGGTATTCTTGTGTGCCTATCAAAAACAGGGCCACGCGAAACTTCGTAATCATCCTCTTCGTCCACTTCATCCTCTTTAATGTCCTCCACGTCCCAATCGAATCTGCTCACAAACCTGTTCCACAGTGTTCCCTCTATCTGTAGTACCCTCGAGAATACCAAGAGACAGGCTATCAGGTCATCGGGATTTTTCTTGGAGGCGACTCTGAAGATCCTGCCCTGATACCATAGCGCCTTTATGTAGGGCCACTCAAACAATCCATTCTGCATCAAGATGCTTGTTACTGCCACAGCCCACTTTTTAATGGAGGCGTGACCAGCAAAGCTGACAGGCTCCGTGTAGGGAACATCCTCGAAGCCGCCCACATCCTCAAAGGCAGTCTGTACGTTACCCGCGTCGTAATAGCCCCTGGCCCTGTACTTGAGGATCAGATACTTCATAGACGTGACGAACGGCTCGTAAGATCCCTTGCCATCTATCCATCGTAATGCCACCAATCTACAGGGCTCCTCTAGGAAGTTGGTCACATCAAAGACCATTATAGCCGGGACGTTCATACTGCTCAAGGCAGATCGTGGGCTCTTCCCAACATCACCCACCACCACATAGTGTCTGTCAGGTTCATGGGGCAGCTCATAGCGCACCAGGCCAAGGTCATCGGCAAACTTGCCCACCTTATCCACCTCCTTGGTGAGCTCGTCGCTCTTGCAGGCTTCCAGCATTGCGGTGGTGATCTCAGAATCTTCTCTTACCGCAGACATCTGTCCACCCATCCACCTGTCAATCTCCCGCTGACTCATGGTCAAGCGCTGCTTCTCTAGTTGGCGTTTGGTGATGTAACGATTGACATCTGATGGTACATCCTCAAGAACCAAGACCCCCGCCATCCCGTCCTTTTCCAATTCCTTGTACTTTTCGATGAGACCAATGAACTCGGGATTATCTCCGGGGTTTGAGATCCAGGTTTGCTTGGACCAGCGTGGCAAACCAGTGGCCCTGGTGCCACGTAAACGAGTGGCTAGCTTCGGCTCCGCATCAGTGATGTTATACATCAACTGCGCTTCCTCAATGTTGATCCAGTCCTGCTCCCTCCCCAGGATGCTATTGGCATTCTGACCTACAGTCTGGCAAGAGAATGAGGATTGTATCTTGGGATTGAGAGGAGACTGAATGGTGATTACCGGATAGCCCTCTCTCTCATTCCACAGCTCATTGGCTCCCTTGCTCAACTTGATGAACTTGCGGAACTTGTCAGCGTCAGTCCCAACCCACTTGGTGATCTCTCCCAACATCAAGTTAGCGTGGTACTGAGTAGGGGCAGCGTTGTGGAACCTGAACCCTGGGATCACGGCGCAACATGCCAGTGCATAAACGGCTACCCCGGCAGTCTTACCCGATCCAGTCCCAGTAGTAGCCACGCCGTGGGTGACGCCTGGAGACAGGAACTTCTGCATCCACTCCAGTGTCTTGAAACCGTGGTGAAGGAGGAACATGGGATACTCGCCATAGTAGGGGTCCCACGTAATCCTTATCTCAGCTAGCTTGTCCCCTATCTCCGCGTCGAATATCTCATCCGGCTTGCCCAATCCTACCCACACCTGATGGAGAATGTCGTATTGCTCAACACGATCTTCCGTAGTGAACCAGGTTCCTGAAAACGGGAGACGGAAATAGTACTCTATAAAGAGGCCCATATTCCCCTTGGATGCCTCAGAGATGATGTATCTCTCTTCGTCATTCAGGCTCATTCTTTGAGGGCTCCTGTTCACGCCTTACACCAATCTCGCTCAGTGCATAACCCGGTAGGACCAATGCACTGTTGTAGGTAAAGTTTGTTGCACGACGTAACTGTAGGCGACGGTGTTCTGTGACCTCGGGAAGACCAAGCAAGTCTCTCGCTTCATCCAGTGTGATAATGCCAGCATCGAATAGCTGACACAGCGCCATTCTATCCATACTCTTTGCAAGGTTCTCAATGGCACAAGCTACTTTATCCATTGTATGCCCCCGGCGCGACTGCGCCATCAGAGTTTAGATGATGAGTGGAATGCTCCACCCCCGCCATCCTGTATGCCACCACGTCTCTGTTCTTTAAACCCTCCGGCGAATCGAACCCAATCGGTTGCCCATGGGACTGGTGCACGGCAAGCGTAACACCCGTTGCGTCTATCACCGGCAAGCGTAGCTCTGTCCCGACCAGCCATGTTAGATGGTTGTCCCAATAGTAACGCGCTATGGCAAGCTCGGGAGGAATGTTATCCCATAGGTAGCGGGTGTGAACAAAGTAGTCAATGGCAGCACCAACTGCGGCGTAGGCATCGTTGTCTATCATAGCATCCAGTTCAAGTCGCCAGTCGCCCTCAAAGTCCAGCTTCTCCTTGACCTCCAGGTTTATGCGTCTGCCGACCATCAGAAACTTATTTATAACGCTGGACAGCTTGACAGCCAAGGTAAAGCTGGGCTTCAAAATGATGTCCCCGTTGACATAGCCCAGGATGTCATATTGGGCTACGTCACTGGCATGTCGAAACATTGGCTCGATCAACGGTGTGCCAAACTCATTCACGCCCCGGTGCTCTTGAACTGAGGCAAAGGTGGCGGGACGTTTGTTGTAAGCAGATCTCAACGAGACCTCCTCCACCAGTTCCTTGGTTCCAGTTTCATCCCCGAAGACCATAATCTCTGCTGGCAGATAGGACCAACTCATCAGGGCGTTGTACTGAATTACGTCGATGCGCCCACCGTTATCGCTGGGCTTCAGTGTGGTGAATAGTGTTATCATGGTGTCATCCTGTAACGTGCGTATTGGAAGATGGCTCTCGCCGGGTCCCAGTCCTGCTTGCAGTAGCCGGGAGGCATAGTCCTGGCCTCCTGCTGATTTACCGTCAGCCAGGGGTCGTGATAGACAAACTGATCCTTGTCGCCGCCGACCAGCAGTAGCCAATGCTGATCTACTGCCTTGGTCTTCAGATTCATATCTATCTCCACAACTACGTACTGCCCTTCCCCAAGCCAAGTCTCAATCTCTGCGGCAGGGGCGGGGACCAATTTACAATATACCCTTTCAACGAACTGAAAGGAGGGATACGCCTTTGTCACCCTTGTCCAGTAGAGATTGCTCCCAGAGAAACCGTTGATCTCTTTCAACTTCTCATTGAGGACGTTGGGTGTGATAGGCTCTTGATAAACCACCGTCAGCGCTTCGGAGAGGGCGGTAACAAGACAGCCCTGTTGTCCAATCGTGGTAGTACCGTAGCCCAACTGATCTCCTGCCCACTGCGGATCTCTCTGCGAATAGAGAGGAAAGCCGTAGGTCGCCTGATACTTGATGACGTGTTGAGTGTAGACTGGATTGCCCTCAAGATCACATATCACAGAAAATGGATCTTGTAAGTACTCCATCTTATACCTCCCAGTAAAGTAACTTGGGCGGCTCATGGGTTGCTACGATTCGGTTCCTCTCGAGATACCTCATCAGAGGATGAACCTCATCGAAGCAATAGAATGAACCACCAACCCAATAGTCACTATAGTCCACTGGCCTGACAGGGCAGTGGGGATCTACTGTCGGCAGAACAACCCTGTCATAGAACTCTTCAAGGTTGCCCTCGTGAAGCTTCTCTTCGCTATACCACATATCGTCCACGGCGAAGACACTGCCCTTGGGTAACGACTCCGCGTGTTTCAGGGTGTAGCGCATATTAGCCGCACCGTGGCAATCGAAGAACAGGATCACCTTGTCGGTGCCGTGCCAGTACATCGGAAGCTCCACATTAGATACGTCACTCTCCACCAGAGTGACCCGGCTCTCATCGTATGGCACAACATCTGTGGTCATGCGGAGCGGGTTGAATGTAAAGTCGATGGCGGTGACGTGCACCTCCGGCAATGCGTGCAGCCACGCTCTCAGAGAGAGGCCATAAGAGGTGCCTATCTCAATAATTTTGTTTGGTTCGTAAGCTCTTGCCAGATCAACCAGTTGCTTGATACTTTCAGGAGTCTGGTCCCGGTAGTAGGTTCTTCCTCCTTGCAGCTTGGCAAGTGCCAGTCTCCACTCTTCATAGATTTGAAGGTCTTCCATTCTATCGTCCTTTCGGCTTCCTCGCCTTTATAAGTAAGTGCCACCCGAATTTCGACTGCAACCAATCGAAGAGTCTCGGTGGGCACATCTCCCAGTACCACGTCATCCTGTACTGGTGGTTGATATACTCCTTGATCCGATATGGAAAAATGTGGTCCTTCGTGACAGATTCCACTTGGAAACCATTGGCCTCCAATAAATGTTTCATCTCCCTTGGAGTGAACGTCCAGGTAATGGGACATCCAGTCTGCGCCTCGCTGTACTTCGGGATCAGTTCCTTCCATTTCCAGAATCTCCCCTTGCCATACTTCATTATAATCCAAAAAGCCTTCCAGGAGTAGCGGTTGTACACCATCAAGCGGAACTCCCCTCCCGGCTTGAGCATCCTGTACGCCTCGGCTATTGCCCTCCAGGGCCTGGGAGTATGATGAATCACGCCGAAGGAATAGACTAGGTCATAGGAGTCTGACCAGAAAAAGCAGTGTTCATTCTCCCGTAGATTCTCTATATCTCCCTGTACCAGGGTCCAGTTATCTGGCGGTTTCTCTGCCTGAAGACGCTGGAAGGCAATGTCCAACGAATCCCTGGAGATATCCATTCCCAGTATTTTCTTTACCCCCGAGAGTGCGAATTGGATAGTATCCGTGCCAATACCACACCCCATTTCCAGAACCTCCTTATTCTCCCAGAGACCATGCTCTGCAAAAAATGGGATATGGGGCTCGACCAGATACTTGCGGAATGAGACCTCATGACTATATACTAAGGGATCTTCCTGTAATGGGGTTTGAGAGTGTCTGATGTTGCAAGGCAAATCGTCCCAATAGTTTTGAACGTCTATTATATCTTTTTTGCCCACGTATCCCACGATGTCACCCTTTCAAAGTGATTATATCCCCAGGACGCCAGTAGATCGGTTACATCTTCTACCTCATAGTCGAATAGATGGGCGTGGTCTGGGTAGAGCTCAACTATTAGCCCTGGCATGTTCTCTCTGATAGTGGCCTCTCCCCCGCGAAGTACCTGCAACTCGTGACCCTCCACGTCTATTTTTACCAAGTCTACCTTGCCAAGATTGAGCGAGTCCAGTGTCCTGCACTGCACCTCTATCTCAGGCCACTCCCCCGGCTGATGATTCGAGTCTAGTCTGGCATGGCCTATCTGCTTGTTCTTGGGAGGAGCCACGAAGACGGCGCTTCCATTCCTGTCGGAGAGTGCCCAATCATAGATTGTCACCCTGTCATCCAGCCCATTCATCCTGACGTTCTCCCTCAGTATCTTATTGACGAAGGGGTACGGCTCAAAGGAGTGACAGGCAGCAGTGGTGTCTATGGCTGGCAAGAGTGAGAAGCTGCCGGTGCTGGCTCCAATATCAAGGATGATAGGATCATCTAGCTTCTTCATCTCTTTATAGAAGTGTGTCACCAACGCAATATCCCAAGCCAGTATCTCGCCGTTGGCCTGGGACCAAGAACCTCCATGTCCCACAGACCCTGGACCTACCAGAACCGCCTCGGCAGGACTTCCACAGAACTCCCCTCCAAGTATACGCCCATAGCGTTGTTGATCCATCTGTAACTCTTCAGAGAGGAACCTGCTATCTAGCTTTTCCCTTGAGGCTACGAAGATAGAGCGTGTGTGTCCAGAAACAGCAGGCCAACTTATGATAAAGTTATGGTGGAAGGGTTGCGTTGTAGTGTGATAGACATACTCGAAATGCTTTTTTAATTCATCCATCACCAACTGTCTACCTGGTCTGCATCCCATTGCGTGCATGCTCTGATCTGCGCCCCCATCCTCGGGGCAGGGAAGAAAGGCGTTATCGTCACTGGGATGCACAACCATTGAGACCAGGAACATCCCCGTGCAAAGTTTAGCAAGCTCTGCGATAACGAAGGCGGGATCTGATACGTGATACAGAGTACCGTAACAGAAGATAACATCAAACTCACCAAACTCCTCGTGTGATCCGGGTACCGTCAGGTCTCGCACGAATGTGTTGTCGGCTCTGTGTGGGTATCTCTCAATTATCCTTTTGACATTCTCCTCTCGCCCCTCGGTTATAACGATATCACACTTGTTGGCCTCGAAGAACCCTGTGAGATAGCCCACCCCTGCGCCCACCTCCAGTACCCTCTTGGATTTAAAATCTAACCCCAGAGATCCCAGATGAGCCATTCTCGCCTTGTTAAGAGACACTGCATCCTCCAAATCAAATGGTAACATTCTTCCCCTTATATGGACATGGCACTCTATTGTGAGCGTGGTCCAACGGATCTATGCAACGTATATCACAGAGTTGCCCTGTGTCCTTCAATAAGATAACATCCTCAAGCCCTAGCGAATCATCGAGTTTTAGAACCATAGCGTCCCCGCCAAGGTGCCTCTGGTCTCTCCCGGCTAGCTGAGATACCCCCACGTAGAAGTTGCTGTTTGTTCTTGCAAGGCCACGCAGGTAGCTGGTAAATGTGAGATTGGGTAATCCCTCATAACCCCTGACATCCACACCAATGCCAACAGTGAGGTCCTGACTCCTGGCGCAAATGATAACACCGGGGCCAAGAGTGATGATATACCCACCCTCCCAGTAGACATTATGGATGCCGGAGTGACCACCTTCTCCAAACGCCTCCTCCTCTATCTCGACTGTAGTAACCGGGTTCCAATCCAGATCGAACACTCTGATGATCTTCGGGAGCTCCTGCTGCCAGTGCTCTGCTACGTAGAAAAAGTTGTCGTCACACCACATTGAATTTAAGTGCGGGTCCTCTATCCCTTTCTTGAAATAGGGGTAGGGCAGCGTGGTAACTTCCTTGCCGTCCCATACGAATATCTCATTGGTGGGGGACTGGAAGACATACACCTTGCCGTCCCACCAATAACACTGATGAGCACCCCATAGATCGTGGAAGGGTAGCTTGCCGGTTGGATTGAAGTCCTTGTCGAATGTTAGAACGTCGGGACCCGCTACTACATATATCTCTTCGGGGCTCCAGGTAATCCCATAGAAAAGATGATTGGGGTCATCCATCTCCATAAGAGTATGAGCTACCTTGTCCCACAAGACCAAGCGCTTAGAAGTCGAGATCAATAGCTTATCCATTACACTAATCTCCGGGGATACTTGTGGTCTGTCACCTCTTGCACAAAATTCTCAAAGTCATCAAAGAGCATTCTGTCCACATTCTCTCGGTGCCATCCTGCGGCGTTAAATGCTATATACCTGAAGTCCTCGTAATTGGACAAGTAATACTCAAGCTGTGTGTTGTCCTCCCAAACAAACTCCAGGGGGATGTAGTGTACCATTGGCTCAACGCCCAGTAGATGTAGATCGGGGGACCCTGGCATTATGGGGATAGCTCCACTTCCAAGACACTCGTAGTGCTTGGCGAGTACTAACTGATGCTCCCCGGCAAGATGACCAAAGATTACAAACTTGGCAGATCCCAAAAGAGCCGAGTATGCGTTCAGATAATGGTAGGAGATATCTGTGTCTATTGTTCCATCCCAATTCTCTGTTTGTGTCTCTCCGCTACAGTGAGCACTAAACATCCCCAGGTTATTTGAGCACCGAACAATATATTTGCTGGGAAGAGCAGAGAGCTGTGTATTAAGTGCATCTCTGAATCTGTAGGTACTCCCGTGAATAGTTCCGGTTGCCAGAAGGTCTATGTGCTTTATGTCGAGATTTGTTCTGGTGAAATACTCACTGGGACTCTGGCAATAGAACCTTACCTTTGTCTTCTCTGGAAATTTGTTCACCTGGGGCCATGCGGTTGGACAAGGAGTCAGTAAATAGTCTGGTCGTAGATGATCTATAAACCCGTGATCCTTTCTTAAATCATGTCCATACATCACAATTGGGATGTCTGGCCTGGTGAAGTCTGTAGCTCTTGGATGATTGAACACCAGCGCAAAGTCAAACTCATTGCAATCGGTTGGTCTTGGACCACGTATCCCAACCTGGCACGTCTGTGCCAGTTGCCGACGCAAGTTCAGCATCCAGTGGTCGCAGCCAATGCTTGTAAAGCGTGCATGTACTTCGCCTTCCGGTGCGTAAGGAAAAAGAAAAAGACACTTTGGGGCGGGGAGGCCCTGGTCTATTCCAAGAGAGAATGTAAAGTCGTGATGCCTGTGCACCCACTCTTCTTTCCCCTGTAGAGCACACACGCCCTTGCACTCCACTGACGTACCACACTTGTGCTCCTCGAAAGTATTCTTCTGGTAAATGCGTGAGAACCACTCTGAACGCTGACACATCTCACACCCATCGTATTTATTTGAGGGGCCACCGTAGAGCTGGATCTCCTGGCGGCTCACACCGTGGATTGATCCAGGCACATTGTTATACCAAAAGCTCCTTACTTCATCTTTAAGAGAGGCCATCTATCATCTCGCGCCTGTTAACTGTTTGCCCAAGGTACTTCTCAATGTCGCGGATCACCTGGGCCTCCCCTGTGATCCTGTTATCCTTGTAGTCTGGCAACCATGGAATGGCTAGATCCCTGACGAGTACACACTTTAGCCCAAGACAGTAATGCGCCATTATCATTCCATAGCTCTTGTGGAGAATACACATATTGGCAGCAGCTCCCATGTAGTATAGCTTGGAGATATTTCTCTGCTGGCAGAGTCCATAAAGGTGGTCAATGTCATGGACTTGATAATCCCCCGGCGCTGTCACCATGTTCTTGTTCAATTCTTTATTGGACCCGCCAAGCTCACATACAGAACCGGAACACTCGCATATGACATAGGGTACACTGGTTACATGGACATGGATCTCGGGGACTGGCTTAATCGGCGCTTTTTTCTTTTCCGGGAGAAGGAAAGCGTCAGGATCATCCTCTACACCGGCAAATATTATGGGCATGTTGAAATCTCTGGCAGTGAGAAGGGCATTGTGCATCTTGTTTGCCAACAGCGTCATTCTGGCAGCAGCGGTTCTGCACCAGTGCCTCTCCCACATATCCACGACTACTATCGCTTCCATCTCTCTCCCTTTATGGGACATCTGATTCTGTTATGGGCAAGATCAAGGCTGTCTATCGCCCTGATATCATATAGTTGTCCTGTGCCCCGGAGCTCTATAGTATTCACGTAATCCAGATCATCATCCAGTACGATTATTGAGGAGTTCCCCTTCGTGTGATTTTCAGGGAGAGCCATATCCGAGACACCTACGTAGAAGTAGTGACCCGTTCTTGCCAACCCTCTCAAGCACATCTTGTCGGAGAAGAAAAGGCTTTGTGTCTTGCCTGTTCTTGTATCTATCTGAATGAGTGTTCCTCTAGCTAGAGTATATATGATTCCGCGCTCCATGTAAACATTATAGATGTTGGAGTACATCCCGTCGCGGAAGACATCCCTGTCAATCAGGTATCTATCCTGCTCTCTCCAATTCCCATCGTAAATAGCTACCATCTTTGGTATGTTGGTGCCACAGCTTCCCACAATGTAAAAAAACTCGCCATCGTTCCATATCGAATTGAGGCAAGTTTCCTTCTTGAAATGCTTGATAAGAGTGGTCCTTTCCGTCGAGCGATTCCACTTCCAAAGATGTCCCGTCTCCTCGCAGACATACAACTCGCCCTTTACAGAAAATATCTGCCGGGGAGAAGAGAGACCAAAGCCAAGTGGTACATCCTTGCCGGGGATCAGCGTGGGGGTGAAGGTAAGGACGTTTCCGCCAAACACTGCGTATAACCTACCAGGCTCCCAGGTAATACCGTAGAAGTATTGCCAGGGAGCCGTAGTCTCCGCGAAAGTGGTGGCATCACCATCCCATACTATCAGCTTTCTCGATGTTGCTATAATGAGCTTATCCACTACTTATCGTCTACCAGGATAAATCCTATTCCCTTGCACTCTTTGCATTTCTCCCACTTCCCGTTCACATAGATCTCTTTATTTCCCGCGCACGTTGGACAAGTAGCTGGTTTCTTTCTACCCATTGTTTAGCTCCTCTGCTATCCATCTATAGGTCTTCTCGAGTCCAGCCTCAAGGGTGTATATAGGTTCAATGCCCAATACCTTCTTCATCAGGGAGAGATCTGCATTTCTCCCGCGCACCCCTTGAGGTTTGGTTAGATCGTGCACCTTGCTGATCTTGATTCCTGCGATGTCGGCTACAATATCAAACATTTCATTCACCGTCACAGAACGATCTGTGCCGATGTTGAGGGGTTGGTCGTAGTCTGAGTTCATCAGTGCGTAGAGCATCTCCAGGCAATCATCAATGTAACAGAAGCTCCTGGTCTGTTCTCCATCCCCCCAAACCTCAATGTCATGGTCTCCCTTTGCCATAGCCACTTTCCTGCAAGCAGCCGCCGGGAGCTTCTCCCTACCATCGTCCCAGGAGCCCTCGGGTCCAAAGATGTTATGGAACCTGGCAATACGAATGTCCATATAGGGGGCATACTGGCTAGCTAGGATCTCGGAGAACAGCTTCTCCCATCCATACACAGTGTCAGGGAGTGCCGGGTAAGCGTCGTGCTCTTTGAGAGGAGAGGCATCCGTGGCAAGTTGCAGGTGCTCTGGATATACACAGGCGCTGCTGGTGAAGAGGTAGCGTGACACTCCGCATCTTTTGGCAGTGTTTAGGGTATTGATATTAATGAGAGAGTTGTTCCTCATTATTGCCATGTTGTTACTCTCTTCGCCAATAAAGCCCATGCCGCCCATGTCGGCGGCTAGAGCATACACATCGTCAAATTCCCCCATGAACATCAGCTTGTGTGCCGAGAGGTAGTTGCGTAGATCCACTTGCTCATACACATCATAATCGGTTGGGTTGCCCCAGCTTTCCTCCAGCGGCTTGATGTCTACGCCGTAGACCTGGTACCCAAGCCCTTTCAGATAACGGCATAGGTGGTGCCCTATGAAGCCTGCCCCGCCAGTGACAAGTACGTTACGCATATTCTTTCTCCATCGCCTTTAGTGCAGCTTCGCAGATAGCAAGACAGACGGTTTCGGCATAGTGAAAATCAATTATTCTTTCGGAGACCTGGATTCCAATTCGCCATCCCCAGTCACCGGGTATTGACTCTTTATTGCCGTGGGCCTCAATGGATACAAATCTGCCCAGTCGAACCATCTCTTCTACTACTTCCCAGGCGCACTCGATCTTCTCTGATGGGCACCATTCCCAGACTTCGTAATTTACCCCCTCCCAGTACCATCCGTCATTGCCCCTAGCTCCTGCATAATCATCTGATACCTTCTCGTCTTCGTAGTTCATCAAGGTCCAACCCATGACCTTCTCAGCAACAAGAATGTCAAGATTATTCACTCCGAACTCTCCCAACCCCGAACGGTACGTATGTCTCACAGTCGAGATCCTCAAACATGCGCCACATATCAAAGACTACGACACCGCTCAAGTCCATATCCTGCAACTCCTTGAACTCCTCCCAGGGCGTCATGATGACCAGGAAGTCACATCCCTCGATTGCCCCGGCTAACCCGCCAGGTCCATCAATGCCAGGGTCGTAGCTCAAGCACTCCATCGGCACATCTGCAAAGGCGTTGAACACCCTCATCCCCGCGCTCTCCTCATAGATGTCCACACCCGTCTTGTAGGTGAGGCCAAGGATACAGGGCTTGTTCTTATTGGCGGTTGTCATCATCCCGCCCAGGACCAGGCAGATAGCTGATACTTGCCACTCGGTGAACTCTGCGGCAGCTACTGGTAAAAAGCCGCCCACGTTCTTCGTGTGGCATATACTGGCTAGAGCGCGGTTATCTCTGGGAAGACAAGGGCCACCGGGAGGTGTACCTGGTTTCAATAACTGGGGGCCAATACGCTTATCCCCTCCTACGGCGGCGAGTACGTCTTTAGCGTCAGCCCCCGGCATCAAGTGGCACAACCAAGCCGTCTGGTTAGCTACCGCCATCTTTGCATTGAGGGCGGTATTCAGGGTGATCTTGGCAATCTCTGCGGAGATGGGACTCATGTAGTGTACACTCTCGGGAGCGACACTGTGTCCAGTAACAACATTGTAGTAGCTCTTCACCAGATGGACTGAATCTTTCTTGTGGGTAGAGCCCAGCAGGAGCACGTCTGGATGTGCAAAGTCATCCATGATGGAGCCCTGCCTCACGAACTCTGGGCTGTATACCAGACCAAAGTCAACGCCGACTCTCTTTGTCTTACCGGCGTGCTTCTGTATCTTAGCACGGATGAGAGAATCGGTGTCGCCGGGATTAACCGTGGACACGATGACGACGGTGCGGTAAATGTCATCTTGGGATATGGCCTCACCGATCTCGGCGCAAGTATCAAGTACATACTCGATGTTAAACGCGCCGCTGGTCTCGCTGGGCGTTGGAACAATCACAAAGACCAACTCACACACAGAGACTGCCTTGATGATGTCTACGGTTGCTACAATGCTTCCGGCGAACTTTGGAGCACTAGAGATTTTTTCGTAGGGCTCGTATCGTCCTTCGTTGATCTCCTCTACGGCGTCTTCGTTGGTATCAGCGATAATCACATCAAAGCCACACTGAGCACTCCAATAGGCCAGTGGATAACCAAGTCTACCAGCCCCTCCAATATAACAGATATTCATTTATCCTATCCTCCGCATGGGAACGCCATTAATAAAGATTGTACCTTCAAAACTCCCAGGGTCTGGAACACGGGGAGTCCAATAACTGAAAGCGCTAGACATACCATCGCTGTATGCAACATGCACCCACTCCATATCACTTGGGACATCGGTATCCAGAGACTCTGCTTCAACATCCTCTAAGAACTCCTCTGGCATCCCCTCCACCGGCTTGAGGAGCTTCGCCCCTGTCAGTGCTATCAATCCAGTAATCGAGTTCCGTAGAAACTCACGTCTAGTTGATTTACCCATTTGCCTCCCTCCAATGACGCAGTTCTGGATCTATGAAATCAATAGCTCTATCCAGTGCGTAATCGTCAAAGGGCCACTCTCCGCCTACCCATCCTATCCAGGACATGATCCCTTTGACTACCTCTCTCGTATGATTTATTAGGTTGTCAAAGTTGACTATGGCGCAAGAGCCATCCTTCGACTGAAAGCTAGGTCCAGTGACATTCCCTGCGGTGCTTAGTCCATAGAGCTTCTCCCACTTGATACCCTTCATATGTTCCGACATACGAAGATAGTATCTATACGAGATGCCCAGGGCCTCTGCTGGATCATGTCCCCCTCTGAAATAAAGACTCTGTCCACAGATGCTTGGCTTTCTATAAACGAATAAAGTTAATGGTATCTCGTCTACCTGATTGATATGATGAAGGAATTGACAATAGCACCATATCATTCTTGGGTCTTTTACTCCCCATAGAGCATGCTCTTTGGCGCGTTTATCAATAAGAGCACCATACTCATCGTTTATCTCATATCCATTACTGGGCCTCTTCCAGTCGCCTATCATCTGGTCATGAAACCTTGTAAACTCGAGATCCTCAAAGTGTCCCTTGGGATTATTATAGTTAGGACCCAGGAGATCGTCGCCCATGAATACCCCTAGATGATGGAGAACCCCGGCGACGGCGCTAGTCCCTCCGCAGTGAAGACCCAACACACACACTGCTGTCATGGGGATGTTTTTCCAAGGTATTCCTTCCAGAATGCCGCGCGGGTAGGACGATCAAAGGCGGAGAGCGCCCTGGTAAAAGATAACTTCCTTCCAGTCCCCTTACAGAAAATATCACTAAATGAGCACCACGCCTTACCCGTAGACACTACAATCTCGCTGCGCTCAATGATACAGGTGGTCATTCCCTGGGCGGTATAGGAGCTATTGGGAATCCCCACAGGGTCTCTGTTATGCTTGAACCATACCCTATAATCATCTAGCTGAAGCATTATTATCCTCGCTCGAAGATCTCGGTTGCCAGAGCAGCCATCGTGTCGCGCACTTCATCTACCGTGCTGACACGATCCTGATACGCGATGTACTCATCCAGTAATTCAACAGCCTCGCATACAACATTCAACAGATCAATCTTTGTGTTCATGTCACTCTCCTCTTTTTCTGAACTTAGCTTTGAGCTTGCGATTCTTCAACTGAGCTTCTTGGACGGAGCCCCAAAAGGGAGCATCCTCCCCACGGCATATATCACGAATCTGCCGATCAGTCATAACATCATCAATTTCCAGTTCTCTCTCTGTGGGGTCTATCCTTGTCGTGGTTCCACCCATGAGACTACTGAAAAAGTCTGCCCACACCGATAGAATATTTCTTGTCTCTCTTGCCATATCTACTCCTTCTAAGGTCCTTGATAGAAAATGCTTCGCTCTCCAGATTTGTATTCATCTCTCGCCTTATGATAAGCTCCCATCCAATCCCCGGCGTTAACCTTCTTCCAATCGGTGAACTCCGTGCCGCCAGGGTCAATATGATCTATGCTTATGTGAGGGAGAAAGACCCTTCTGAACCCGGCAATCTCCGCACGCAGTGAGGCCAGACTATCATCAAAGCCATACAGGTTGCCCTGGTCCTGCATCTGATAAAGATAGCCGATCTCATCTAACAGTAATGAGCTATACGCCTGACAGGTCCCTATGACGTGGTTGACATCCTCCACGATGATCCACCTCTCTCCCGGCTCGTGGGGCATTAACTCAAGAGTGCTCCTGTAGTATTCGCCGTGGGAAGTATCCGGTGACTCCCAGATGTCCTTACGCTTGAGGCCACATATCCCAATCTTCGGCTCCTTAGCAAACACAAACTCCATCAGGTCAGGCCAATCAGATTCGTGTATCGTCACATCATTATCCATCTTCACGCAGTGCTCACCAGGCTCTCTCTTCGCCCAAGCCCTGTTAATAGCAACCGCCGTCCCAAGATTCTTTTTATTCTCAATCACCTCGAAAAGGAACTCGTTGTGCATACGCTCATACAGCTTCATGGTCTCATCACAACTACCATTATCGCACACGAACAGGCGATGTCTTGTAAAGTTAACTGTTTTCTTTAACGCCCATAAAGTCTCCTCCGTCTGCTGAGTGCGCTTATTCTCTTTGGTATCAAACACCGCCATGGCGATTAGCACTACTGCACCTCCTCGAAGTTAGTGATTCTGACAAAGGGGTTTTTATTCTTTAGATCCATCCCAACAATAAAGTAGAACGTGTCCTCTGCGGTTGTTATTCTATACAATCCC